TCATTTCCCGAAACAGGGTCTGGACGAGCGGCCCTGCGTGGTTGGGAATGGCATAGCGGCCCATCACTTGCCCTCCAGTGGCTTCGCCATACGGTCCTGCGGACCTTCTAGTGCGGCGCGGGCGGCGGCAGAGTGAACACACGCCTCGCACTCGCAACCATCAAGCACCGGATACATTGCGATCCGTTGCAGCGCCGCCCGCAGCTTGGCGTTCTCTGCCCGCAACGCCTTAATCGTGTCCTTCGCCTTTTCCGCGCCCATCATGTAGGCAAGCGTCAGATCGCAGTCTTCGCCAAGCGGGCAATCAGCCATTGCCTTCCTCCTTCTCGCTGGTGAGTGCGGGCGGTGCGGGGAGCGGCATCCAGTGGGTGGGCAGTGAGAACTCATCGGCGTCCAAGTCAAATGATGCAAATGACCACCGATCACCATCAAGATAACCCTCGGCCATCCAACCGAGACGATAAACCCCATCGGCCATCGTCCAATACGCAGCACCAATGATGGCCGTCCCATCACGCGGCGCGCTCTCAATCGGGAGCCACTGTTGCGCCGCCCGCAGCCGCTTGTTCTCCGCCAGCATTTCGCGCATATCGACGTCGGTGCGCCTGACGTCAGTCAGAACCATTTCGTAGGCTTCACGCAGTTTGGCGTTCTCTTCGCGGAGGGCGGTGATTTCTTCCCGCTGCCTGAATACGACGCTATGCGCTAGAGCCACTGGTTGCACCCACTCGCCGGGGGCTTCCATTTGTTCCATGTCATCTGAAAGCCAGCGCAACCTGTCCAGAATGTCGCGGTTGTCACGCATCACTGCCCTCCAGTGGCTTCGCCATACGGTCCTGCGGACCTTCTAGTGCGGCGCGGTTCACATCTGCAACTGCAAACGCAATGCGCTGACGTAGTTCCTCCTCTGGCGTATTCTCATCGACAAACGGCGGCATGATCCATGAGATAGCCGCCCGCAGCTTGGCGTTCTCTGCCTTTAAGTGTGACAATTCATCGGACAACTGTCCAGTATCTCCGAAGTTTTGTAACACCCCCTCTTGAACAGCCTTCTGCAACCTTCTGATCTCATCAGCCCCCTCGCGCATGCCAACCGACAAGTGCTGCGGCCCGTGCTGATCCTCAATCTGCTGAGCATACATGAGAAGCCAATATGCAACATCCCTACTCATCGCGGATTGTTCTCCACAAGAACCAAATTACAGCAAAGGCAGACACTAGCGTTATAGTTGCAAACCCCGCAACTGCAACTGATGCAAAGAACAGCATCAGGAAATCAAAAACCTTATCCACGGCACACCTCCTTGTTATGGGCAAAGAATAGCACTCTCGGAGGACAACGCAAGCAAAAAAATCAAAACCCCGGAAGATTTCTCCTCCGGGGTCCAAAATTCAGCTATGCTGTGGATTACTTGCTCTTACCAAGCCTCTGATTCGCCGCCAGATTCTTCCGGGCAAAGGTGCTGGTCAAAGGCTTTCCAGCCTTCCGCTCCGGCTTCTTGTCGGACTTAAACAGATCCATCAGGCTCTTCTTCGGGCGCATCTTGGCCTTGAGATACTCATCAGACCGGCCCCGGCGAGTCGCCAGAGCGAAGTCGCTGACCTTCTTCGGAGAGGCGACAGAAGCGCCACGCACAGCCTTGTCAGCCTTCTTACCAGCAATGCGAGACTTGTCAGAAGCAGGCTTTGCCTTCGGCTTAGGCGGAGTAGCACCACCACCAGAATAATAATCCCGCTCCTTGGAATCCTTACCAAGCTGGTAATTGCCCTTACGGCCATAGCCATAGCCCTGCACACCAGAGCCACCAAGAACGCCGCGCTCAGTTGTCGGCACATTCTTCGGAAGAACAGCCTCGCCCTTGCCGCGCTCAAATGTCTTGCCGCGATCCTTGACCGGCAGCGAAGCATAACCCTTGCCGCGCTTGAACGGTGCGTTCTCGGCGGTGTTGCCCTTCATAAGAGGGCCGCGATTCTTCTTGTCCGCGATCCATTCCTTCTCGCCCTTGTTAAGCTCTTCGGTCATACCGACAAGAGCGCCAACAGGACCAGACTGGCGAAGACCCATCCGGCTGATGATCCCCGGAATCTTACCGCCACCACCGCCAGCCTTCGAATCATACTTGGTAACAGCAGTGGAACCGCCTTCAACCTTCGCCACAGCGCCGCCGGGCTTCTTGTACTCAGTAACCGGGCCACCCGGTTTCTTGTACTCGACAACATCGCGACGACCCTGCTTAGCCAGCGTGCCGAAGGGACCACGGGACTTCTTGGCGTCCTCCATGCGGCGACCAGCAAAGTTACCAGCCTGACGCGGCGGCTTCTTAGGCTCCTTCGCAGGCGGTTCCTTCGGGGTCTTGGCCTGCTGAGCAGCCTTGCGGCGCATCTCATCAGCAAGCTTCTTAGTATCCTTCTGGGCTTCCTGCTTCTTCTTCAGCTTCTTGAGGAATTCGGGGTCGGATGTCATCGGCTTGGTTTCGGCCATTTCTTTTGCTTTCTCTGTTATTGGCCACGGCACACGCCGATTGACCGGGGATCTTTCCATTATTTTATCAAGGATGTGCCGGAAAATAAAATGGCAGGCCGCGATCATTTTAAGGGGCTCTTCCAGACACTAACGGATACCATCCGTTCTAGTCTTCCCCACCTCGCAAAATCCGCTAACCACAGCGGTTGAGAGGCCGTGAACTCCCTTCGCGGCTAGGGCGCTTGGTGAGAACGCTTTCGCCTTGCTGCCAAACGGTACGACGAGCCGGTCTCGAACCGACATCTCCCCTTCTTTGAGGGTCGCTTTACATTAAGCTACCGTCACAAACTGGCGATCCGTTAGCCACCCCGGAGTGGAACCCAGAGAACCGACCCCCATCTACGAAGCTATCTGTTCGCTATGGGACTTGCTATACCGCCACGGATCAACGGACGGTCAAAGGTGCTAAAACACCTAAGTAAAGAATAACATAACTTAAATCAAACTGTCAACCACGCACATAAGTGCGGTAAAGCGGCAAAACGCAGACATTTGCTTCTAAAGTGAGCGGATCCACCTTATTTGACTTTGCTAGGTTTTCTTGTGCCGGAAGATATTGGAGATTTTCGATTACGTGAAGACCGCAGACGTTCCCGCCCCGAAGCGGGATGATGTGGTCCAAGTGATGGTCAGGAGGACAGCCATCTATGAACGAATTCAGGGAGGATTTGTCACTCCAAGATGGGGTTGCTCTACGAACCCGATCTCTTTTCGCAGTGTTTCTTCGTCTTTCCGAAATCTTCCCAGCAGGGGTTAGCCGATAATTCCGGGCATGAGCCCGCGCCGTTGTTAAGTACCCCTCCGTCCGGGCACAAGCAACGCACCCACCAGTCATATATCTGGCCGATACATGGCCGTGAATGCAGGGCTTGCTGGTGAAATACCGAGGCGACCCAGATTTAATCGCCTCAGCCCGCGTTTTAGGTAGGTCGCCGTAGTCCGCCGTCAAGTAAGACCCATAGGTTTGCGAAAATTTTGCAAAAATTACGGGGCCTAATTTAGCACAAACAAAGCAATGAGTTAAGGGGGTTAAAGGCGAATAAATGGGGTCGGGGTTTTGAAAAATTTGATAATCGAGAGAGGTTAATCGTATGTATATATATGAGCCTCACGTTGCGGCCATACCGGGGGCTGCCGGTGGCGGTGGGTACCTCCAGACAAAACGAGAACAAACCGCGAACAAACAGGCAACGGGCGCTGCGCTGCTTCATTACCGCTTGCCCGGTAAGTTCAAATTAACAGGCAGGCAACCTAGGCAGACTTGCTAAGTTGTTGTAATCTTTCAACTAATTCGGCCTCGATGCTCTTACTATCGGCGCTAACATTTTCAACGCGCACCTGTTCAGTGAGCATTCCGGCAGCTTTTGCGCCTAGAGATAGCAGAGAGGCCTTAACTGCGGCTGGTGTCGACGGATCATCGATCAGTTGCCAAATGCGCCCCCATATCCGGTCCGAGTTCCGCTCCCGCCTCACGTCCTGTGCCATGCTGTGTTTCGCCGCTTTCTTCGCCAATTCCGCCGCAAGTATTGTTGCAATCTTTGGGCTAGCTGCAAGTTTCGATGCTTCGGCATAGATTGTGTTGGGCGTCATGTTCTCGGCGTCATAAGCCTGCCTGTAGGCATCGGCGTTAGACAGGCCTGCCAACAGCCCCTCCAGAAACTTTTGCTGCTTTTCAGTCAACCCATTGCCTGTAGCGCCCTTGCCGGACCGCTTCCCCTTCTTCCCCTTTCCTCCTTCGATCAATTCCAGTGTCGGCTTGTTCTCTTTCATGGGCTTCTATGTCCTCAATCGCCGGACGGCTCTTTCCGGGGTTTCAAATTTTGCTTTCCCCTTATGGTATCGCATTTACTGGCATTTCCCCAATTTCCACCCCAGATGCCGGCTGATATGCATTCATCGCATAGCACCTATGCGATAATGTTTGTTGCGTTAATTTCCCAGTCGCGTCATTCTTGGCCCATCGAAACAACGACAACACAAGGAGACGCCGACATGCTCATCTATCGCAAACTCAACAGGGAAAAGGTTATGGCCCGCAATCCTGAACTCATCGGCAATGTTGCTGGCATCCGGTTCTATGAGCACCCGGCATATGGCGATGAGTCGCCCCTGATCGCCGACACTGGCACGGAATTTGGGCTCACTGACTTTTGGGAATTACCCAGCATTGATGACCTATACGACATCGGAAAGTGATTGCGCTTATCAGGCGGGGCCGCTGGCCCCGCTCAATAAACGCAACCCAAGGAGAACGACAAATGAACTACACATCAAATCTTGGACTGATAGAGCTAAATATTCCCACCGAGGTTGTGGAGACTTGTTATCACGCCGGAAATTGTTCGGATGACATTGCATACATTCGGCGCACAAACGCGGATATAGAGAGACAATTGCAGTCTGTTAATCAACAGGTGCTGCGCGATGAACTGGCTGAATATGGCGCATGGGATGACGCCGAACTAGCAGATCGCGACGCCAACCTCAATCGCCTGCTCTGGCTAGCGTGCGGAGAACTCGCGGATGAGCAGGCAAACGCTGATTAACGGAAGGAAAACGCCATGATTATCTATTCCGGCCCAAGCCTTATCGACGGCAAACCGATTGTGGCAATCGCCACTCACAAGAGATCGAGGAACACGAAAACCGGGCCTATGGTGCAGACTTACATTATCCGCGCCGATATCTCGCCGCTCGATGCTTCAAAATCCGGGGAAGACTATTCAATCTGCGGTAACTGTATGCATCGCGGCACGCCCACAACTGACGCCGCACGTAAGCAAGCCGTAAAGCGCTCTTGCTATATCAACCTCGGGCAAGGCCCCACAATCGTCTATAAAGCCTATAAGCGCGGCATCTATCCCGCTGTTACAGGTCACGCGGCAATTGCCGCAATTGGACGGGGGCGCATGGTCAGACTCGGCACATATGGCGATCCCGCCGCCGTTCCGGCGTATATTTGGGAAAGCCTGCTTTCTGAGGCTGAGGGGCACACTGCCTATACCCATCAATCCGGCATAGCCACAGCACAAGCGCGGCCTGAATTTATGATGGTATCGGCTGATAATGAGCAACAGGCCCGCGTGCAATGGTCCAATGGCAATCGCACATTCCGCGTCATCAAATCGACTCATGAGATTGTACGCGGCGCTGAGATACTTTGCCCGGCCTCAAAAGAAGCGGGCTTCAAAACAACATGCAATGCATGCGGCCTGTGTGGCGGAAATAGCGTCAAGGCTAAATCAATTGCAATCGTGGATCACGGCCCGCAGCGCAAGCGGGCATAGATAAGGGGAAGGCAAATGACAAAAAGTTATGACATTGAAAGAACAGAATGCGGATTAGATATCAGTGAAGCAAGTGAAGCCTTAGCAAATGCGAGAAAATCAATTTCCGAACTAATGGCCTATCTGGAAACATCCAAGTTTCAAGGACCGGAAAACGATTACGTGCAAATCAGTACAGACATATTCCCCAAACTAAGAGAAATAAGAACAGGCCTAATGCGATAGGTGAGACAATGAGAAACGCAATCTTTTGAATATTTCTCTTGACTCGTTCGGAAATTAATGCGACATTAGACGCGATGAAGGGGGACGGCAATGTTCAACGTAACGTTTGAGATTTACACAGACGAGAGCACAGAGCACGGTGAAGCTGAAAGTTCAGGCTTCGAACTTGAAAACGTGACGCTGCGTGAAGCCTATGAATTCCTGCGCTGGAACGGTCACAATTGCGAGGCAAGTTGCAGCGATGTCGGGCAAGCGGGCTGGCTGACGTTCTACAATGGGGCCAATTTTAGGACCGGGGAAACAATAAACTATGCACTGCATATGCCCGACAAACTAACGGCTTCAACCCGCAAGCGAATTGCCCGCATATTCAACGCCATCTAATGGGGGAGAAAAGATGAATTCCGAATTGCACGTATCAAACAATAAAGTTGTCGCCTATGTGGGCAGTGACGCAACGCAACTATTCCGCGTCAAGATGCTACGCGCTGCAATCTTGCTGCACGCAAAGACTGGCATGATGCCAACGCGAGGCGTCACAATTACCAAAATGTTCCGCATGGCAGAACAATACACTGGCCAGAAATACAAGCGCGGAGAACATGCGCGGGCAATTGCCGATCTTGAGGTCTGGATCAATACAATGCTCAGCGCTTTGCCTGTAGTCGAGGCATAAGGAGACACGAAAATGGCTTTCACATCATTGCGCGAAAAGATCAGTGCCGAGAAGGTAGAACGAGCGGCACGGTATCAGGAATTTGACCGCCTTTATCTTGAGGCATGGATGGCAGGGCGAGACGCGGCGCGGGCCTGTAGACCCCGGCCTATGGTAGTCACTACTGAGGAAGGCGATTGGCTCGATATCGTGGATGACGGCATGTGTGGCTTCGGCTGGGTTAATGTGCCGGGTAACACAAGTTTTGGGCGGTGGCTAGTAAAGACTGGCAAGGCTCGTCCCGGCTATCCTAAAGGCTTGGAGATATGGATCTCGGACTATGGTCAATCCTATGAGCGCAAGGCCGCCCATGCTGGGGCTATGGCTGACTATCTACGGGCTAAGGGTATCGATTGTTATGCGGGTTCCAGACTGGATTAACCTCAGACGGCGGTCGCCTGTTCGGGGTTTTGAAATTAACGCAAGGTAAAGGATGGTAACGTGGCAAATTACAACGGGTGGACAAACTACGAAACTTGGTTGACCAATCTTTGGTTCCAAGATGTGTTCGAATCCTTTGCGGAGGAAGGACACGAAATCAGCTCCGAGATATTAAGGGACTGGATGGAGTCATATCTCCAAGACGAAATTCGCAACCAATCAAGCTTCATCGCTGATTGTGTGAACAACACAGCTCGGGCGGTGGACTGGGATCAAATTGCAGACAATTACAAAATTAATGCAAGGTAAAGGAGATGGCAGTGGAAAAGTACAATGTGAGGATGTGGTACACAGTGTCACGCATGAAGGATATCGTCATCAAAGCCAACAGCCTAGATGAGGCAGAGAAAATTGCATGGGAAACAGCGCAGGAAGAAGACACAAGCGACTGGGAAGAATGCGATGACGCCAACTTTGAGATAGATGTTTCCAAGAGCGGCACAAAGTAAAGGAGACGGCAATGACCTTTCAATTCTATTCTGACCCCGGCCACGGATGGCTTCGGGTTGATATTCAAAGCGCCGCCAGTGTAGGGCTAGAGCCTTCCAGCTTCTCGCCCTACTCTTACCAGCAAGGGCATTGGCTATACCTCGAAGAAGATTGCGATGCATCGCTGTTCGTGCAAGCCTATATGGCAAAGCATAGCCGCACCCCGCCCATTAAGATGAACCACACCAACGGGCGTTCGTGCATCCGAAACTATGACCGCCTGCCAATGAAGGAGAAAGCAGCATGACCCCGCGTGAATACTGGACCGCCTGTAGGCTGCACGATTGGCACTACATGTATAGCGATGACCCCGGCGTCTATCGCGCCGGGAAAGAAAGCCTCGACAGGCTGCAATTGCTGGCACACAATGACCCCGCTTTGGCGAATATCTTTCGCCAATGGGAAGAGAACCAGATGAACTGCGGCCCCGTGCCGCGTGAACCAAAACTGGAGGATTAAATGCGCCGCAATGAACCATGCCCGCACCTAGAGCCTGACTACACCCGCCTCGAACAGGCCCATTACATCACGGTGGACCCGGAGACAGGCGAAATAAGCTGGCCCCCTACTGGCCTAGAAGAAGAACTAAAGCACCTTGGTCTAATTGAGGAAAAGATCTAGTGGATGCCCTGCTCTACTTCGCCTTCATGGGCGCTGGCATTGCCGCCCTATTTTACTTCGTACCTTCACAACACGGCTAAAAGGAGAAACAGCCAATGAACAAGACCAAGATCAACCGCCTTCTCAATGAAGAGCATACCGTGACAATGGATGGATGCGCCTTACTCGTACTTACCCGAATTCTGCTGGACGCAGTGTCACGCGACGAAGAACTAGCAGAAACGCTCGACGCCGGAAATGTAACACAAGAGAATGCGGATGCTCTCTCTATGAGGAGTCGCATGATGTTAAGCGCCGGGGCATACCTTGCAGTCGCGGCAATAGATATCTTCGGCGAGAATTACATGCGGGAGATCTTCGAAGACGAACGCAATATCCCGGTTATCAACTAATGCTGGGCTTCTTACTCATGGCGGGCTGGGTAGTTATATACTTGATCGAAAGGGAGTGACACTCGCCGCTGGGCTTTCGGGGTTTCAAAAATATATAAGGCCGGGGCTGCGTCTTCCCCGGCCTTTTTGCTGTCTGCCATCTGGGTGGATGGAGCGTCAACAGCACCCTATTACGCGGGCCGCGTCATCCGGCGTTTGCCGAATCTCTTTTCTGGATTTCACCAGCCAATGCACCATAAGCAACAAGATCCACATAACTATCTTTATGACCCGGCGTCTCAACGAGGCGCGATATTTTAAGAAAAACCATACACAACGCGACTTGATGTGGTTTAACCTCAACGCCAAGTATCTCTGACCACCCCGCTGCAATTCTTTTGTGCATTGCGTATGCGTCACCATAATCACGAGCCCGATCACCATCGATCAGATCTCCCGCAGCCTTCAAAAGCTCCTGCCTCATTCCTATCATACAAGATTCGTCCTTCGCTTGCCGGGCATCTTCAAGGATGGTTACCATCGCTGGCGCATCAATCGTCATCGGAGCGTTCATCATCTCTCCTATATCCCATGTGCCACGCAATCATCGACAAGTACCGCCCCGTCTTCAGAACGGCCTCCTCCGGCAGAGAGGGGAGCGCTAGATGCAGCGCCTCATGAAGCACAGTCTCCAGCCTCACACGGCCCTGTAGACCGCTGTCAATCTCAATAATCGGCTCGTCTGGAGCCACCTCGCCCGGTTCTGTAAACATCAAGTGAGTCGCCAGTCCATCTGCACCATGCCGCCGAAGCGGCCTCTCGATAATCTTCGGCAGCCTTCGCAAGTCGATAAGGCCATTTTTTCGAAACCCCGGCACAATTAGCCACCATCAAGATGAAGGTTCAACCTATGGTGGATTCGCGTAATGTGGTACAACGTTTCAGGGATATCTATCGTCGAGACGCACTCGTAAGTGTTCGTCAGCTTGTTGCGACCGATCATGATCAATTCGGAGTAGCGATCCTTCGCCGCCTCCATGATCGTTTCCGGCGTCACATCAGGCTTGTCGCCCTCGACAACAGTTGTGCCGGGAAAATTAACGATGTTATCGGTCATTGCATACCACCCCGAACTTCCGCAGATCGCTTCAAAAGCTCCGCCAAATGCCCAAGAGAACCTTGGAACCCAAAGCTGCCATGATGGGTCGTCTCCGCCAAACCAAGCAGCCAAACATCGCCCCCAAGCTCACGCCACTTGTTACAGAAGTAGAAATCCTCGGACAAATGACGGCCATTGACGATCTCGCTCTTGAAGTAGGCATGAACCATAGAGCCCTTACCAAGAACGAAGTGCCGGGGGTTGTCTGACTTGTAAGTATTCTCTGGGAATGCCTCACGCATCTTCTCAAAGACTCGGCGATGGATCATCATGATGCCTGTGCCGACCTCAGCAACCTTGACGACATTGCCAGTCTGCGGAAGATCCTTGATCGGCTGGAAGTTAAATTCACCAGCAAACTTCATCAGGATCGCAGGGTCTTCACATCCGAGACGAACACCCTCAATGATCGCGGCCCAATTTAAACCCTTCTTCGAGCAGGGAATGCCGATAACATCCTTACCTTCATCAAGCAGCGCCAAAATGTCATCGGGGTTGAACTGAATATCACCGTCGATGAACACCAGATAATCCTGCTTGCTCTGCGTCAGGAATTCGTGAACGAGCCCATTACGAGCCCTGTCAATCAGGCTCTCATTGACCATGAAGCAATGCTCGAAGTCGATGCCGCGCTGCACACACTTCTCCTGAAGGCGAAGAATACTGGTGACAAACATCGCGTGGCACATGCCGCCATACATCGGAGTGGCAAGCATGAAACCCTTACGCGGCTTATTCTCTTTGGCTTTATTTTTCACAGCTTGAACCCCTCATCCGCTTCATAATCCTGCTGCATTTCATCGTAGCGAGTCGTGCCGACATTGTAAAGCAGATTCGTTTGACCCTGCTTACCAACCCAAGCAAAACGGCATTTCCAGATATGGATTTGAGCAATCGTTGGCTCATCCTTTTCGCGGTGGACAGTAAGCCCGCAGTCCGCTTTCGCAAACCATGCCGCAGATCCAGAAATATCAAATCCGCCGGGTGGAGGAATGCGGCCATCAGCACCTCTCTGCATTTTTGTTGGATGCGCAACAAACCAAATATGTATTCCATGCGCCATAGCAAAAGCCTTGACCTTGGTGAGCATATCCGAGATCCACTCTGTTTCGCTTGTCTCTCGGTTACCACGGCTAATAAAATTGTAGGGGTCAATAACAGCCCCACGAATCCCAAAACGAAGAATAGCGACACGCAAACGATCCAAAATACTGTCAAGATCAGCGAGACTGCCATCGTCTTGATGCACAAACGCAAAGTGTTCGTTAACGAAGTTAAATGCGGCACGGGCTTCCTCCTTGTTCATTCTCCTGTGATGCCCCTCGAAGAAATGAATCCCCGCCCGCTTCGCCATCAGCTTGGCGATATGAAAACGCGGTTCATTCTCAAAGGAACAAATACCAAACTTCCAGCCTTTCAGCGAAGCCAGATTCACCATAACCTGATCAATGAACTCGCTCTTCCCGCTTGAAGGAATGCCCGTAACGATAGTGACCTGACCCGGTACGATGGTGTAGAGATCATCAACGCTTTCGTAACCTGTAGACTCTCCCTTACCAGCGCCCTTGTCGTATAGCTCCCATACCAGATCCCCGAAGCGCTCGGCATCGTACAAGCCTTGGACGGGCCATGCGATCTGCTCGGAAACCGCCTTCCTAAGACCTTCTGTGCCGTGCTTAAGAAGCACATCATTCGAATCTTTCGAACCTTCAGGGAAGGTGATGCGCCAGCAGCGCTCTTTACCCACTCGCCGCGCAATCTCCTCAGCAAGTGCCTCTCCGGGCGCGTCTGCATCCGTTGCGATAACAATCCTCTTAGCTGCATCGACATACTCCTTCGCGTCCCACAGGAATCGGAACTTGTTGTCTTCCTTGGGATCGATCCGCCCCTCGGTGACCTTCATCCCGGCACCATTCGGCACAGAGATAGCCTTGATGCCAGCCTCAGCCAGCGCCAGCACATCCATCTCGCCCTCTACAATGACGAGATCCTCACCCTTCTTGATGCGCTCCAGACCGAAGAAAGATGCGGGGCCGTTGGTGCAGGCGAAGCCCTTCTCGGCCAGCTTGCGATGCTTAATTGCTTCGGGCTTTCCATTCTTATCGAGGTACAAGAAGCCGAGTGCCGGAACGCCACGGTAATCATCACCAACCAACTTGAATTGTGCCGCAGTCGCAGCGGAGATCCCGCGTGCCGAAAGAAATTCATAGTGCCGCTCATCGAGGCTGTCGTACTCAGCCACGGCCCGCATTGGTTTGCGGTCTTCCATTTTTGCATACCTCGTATTCGATTCTTGCAACCATACGACCCCGGATGCCCCACAGTCACCGTGGTGACAGCTATAGAGGATGGATTCGTAACTCCGGTTCACGGAGAGACAAGTATCGTTCTTCTTTTTGCGATTAGGTGAACACCACGGGCATGTGTATCTGCGCTGCCCTAGCTTGGTGTTATTTATCAGCCACTGCTCTTGATAAGAGGGCATTTAACCCTCCGCTACGGCTGCTTCCTCAATCATGCCCTGACCATGAATAGGGCATTCGCGGCTCATCCAGAAGGCAATTAGCAGTTCACCTTCATTTGAGGAAATTGGAAACCCGCGACCGTTTCTGTTGTCCATCACCGGACACTTGCAGCCCTGCTCGATAGCTTCGTCGCTTCCGGGGTTAGGTTTATTCATTGCCGTCCTCCTTAAAGACAAGCAACCATAGCAAACTAGCTACCAACTAGCAACCACTAATTATACCCTTGAGTTCAGCAAGTTAGATTGGGTTAGGACGATAAATAGCAGAGCAACCTCACTTTTGCTGTGAGGTTGTTCCGCCCTGTCAACTATACCCTTTGAGACGAGCCGTTGAGTCGGGGTTTCGCTTAGGCACCTAACGAAACTTTGCAGCCACTTACTAGCGCCTGTGCCGCGCCAGCTATCCCCGCTTCTGCATTTCGGACTGCGGTTGCCTCTGTGGATAGTACCCGTGGTAAAGGCAGAACAGCGCACCCCACCGTTGTTTTCCCCGTCGATGCGCTGGTAGATCGCTATATCGTCGCCTGCACGAGCGGATTTGCTGAACCCCGCCACCAGAACTACAGACTACCACGGCACATCGAAATATGTCAAGCGCGGTCCTTGTCTATGTCTCCGGTATGTAACTCTATGAAACTCCTCACAGAAAAGCGGAACTTCATCGCCAAGTGGAATGCACGCTTTCGGTTCTTGTCGCGTAAAATCTTGATAATTAAGGCTTTTATCAGGATGTGGTCAACGCCTGCGGCCCCGCAGACAACCTCGAAGTCCTCGTCTTCGATCCAGTCCGAGACCTCCTTTCGAATCGCCTTGTTCTTTGACGCAGCGTCAATAACCGCTTGTGCGGTTACATGTAACCACAGGACGCGCTCAGGCTGTAGGATCGGATCCGGCATGGACTCAAGAGGCTTGTATGCACTCTGCGCATGTCTGCTATTATCATTTTGCATAGATCTTCTCTACAGTAATTTCTGCGCGGGGGCAATCCTTGTCCAAGCCCCAGAACAAATGCTGCTCCTTGAGGGCGCGGTCATTCTGGTAAATGCAGCCTTGCATCAGATCAAAGATGAGCGATGGGTCGAGGTCTGGCCTGCGTGAGGCGTAGTAGATCTTGATTGTCACGCGCAGATCGCCGTCCATGAGCGGGTCTAGTACGGGGCATTGCTTCTTGAACTCGGCGCTGTAGTCCAGAGCCTTCTGGCTCTTGATGAAGAACTTGCCTGTCCATCGTCGGCTGTTCGCTTTGGAGGCTGGCTCGCCGAGGATTGTGAAACTGACGGTTGACGGGCTTTCTGAAGTCATGTATCGAAGGGTCCATGAAGCTGACAAACAGGCACGGCATTCCCGAAACAATCGTTCGCGCTATAGCCGACGATGAATACGACAAAGGCGACTCCGTCCTGTCGGTGACGCAGTTGATATCGCCACCGCGCATAGTAGTATTGCAAAAATTGAATGAACACAACCTAGAGGCTGATGTTGCTGACAGAGTGCCGTCACTGCTCGGTACGGCAGTGCATAAGATCATCGAGAAGGGGTCAAAAGACATCCCCGGTCACATCATCGAGGAGCGACTTTTCGCCACGATCCTTGGGTGGAAGATTTCCGGTGCCGTCGATTTGCAGATTGATAACGGCGACGGTACTTGGTCCATAAATGACTACAAAATAACCGGAGTTTATTCCGTTCTCAGCAATAAACCTGAATGGGAACAACAGCTTAACTGCTATGCATATCTTGCAAGGTTGACATGCGGCAGGCGCGTAACGAGTCTGAAGATCATTGCGATCCTTCGTGATTGGCAGCGCAAACAGGCGGAGATAAAGCCCGATTATCCTTCGTCGCAGATCGTTGCCGTTGATATTCCGGTGTGGTCGGACGAGCAGCAGGAGGCTTACGTCACCGAGCGCGTGGCTCTTCACCAAGCCGCAGAGAAAGCTGTTGACAATGGTAGCGGCCTTGCCTATTGTACAGATCAAGAGCGCTGGGTTCGAGGAGAAGTCTGGGCTCTTATGAAGGAGGGGCGCAAAAGCGCCGTTAAGCTATATGACAACGAAGTCGAAGCAAACGAAGCAGCAAGACTCGCCGGAGCAGGACACTCAATCCAACACCGTGCCGGAGTTGCTACACGCTGCTCAGGCAACTACTGCCTTGTCTCAGCATGGTGCCGACAATGGCAAGAAGAACTTAGCCGCTGCGCTGGCGAAGGCTCAGGCTGAATGCCAGAATGTAGTGATGAACAAGACCAATCCGCACTTCCGTTCTCGTTATGCAGATCTTGCTGCGGTGCGCGATGCGATTATCCCGGTGTTTAATAGGCACGGGCTGTCGATCATTCAGGCCCCGACAACAGATGGATTCTCTGGATTTAGCCTTGAAACGAGGCTGATGCACGAGTCCGGGGAGTATCTCATCTACAACTTCCCACTGCCCGCTGATGTAAACAAGATGCAGGCCGTTGGTTCGGCAATCTCATATGCTCGGCGCTATACTTTGAGCGCCATAGCCGGGGTTGCCTCGGAGGAGGATGACGATGGCAACGCGGCGACGAATCCCAATGGTGGGGGATTATCCACAGGTCGTAGTGCCGGTGGAGGAGCCAAGTCTGAGGGTAGCTCTTCAGGTTCGGGCGGAATTATCCTCTGAGGATGATGCGAAGGAGTTCGACTGGGAGGCATATGCGGGGCTTATGATAGCCGCATTGATTGTGCCTCGCAGTACGGATGCTCTGGTTGATTACTGGAAGGCCAATGCCAATATGCTGGATTGGGCGAAGAAGGTGAAGCCAGAGATTTACGAAAGGATACGGTTGGCGTTCGCTGATCGTAAGAAGCAACTTCAAGGAGGCCAAGATGGCTGAGTACGACAATCGCAATACCTTCACGCTGTTCCGTAATACCCGGAAGCAGAAGGACACGCACCCTGACTTTAACGGCACGTTCACCGACGAAGACGGCAACGAATACTACATGGATGCATGGAGCAAGTCTCCGAAGAATGGCGGCGAGAAGTTTCTTTCCGGCAAGATGAAGCTAAAGGCGCAGCCCGCAAAGCCTGCCGCCCGCGCAGCAGCACCTGCTATGAACGACGAAATTCCATTTTAATTAGTTGCTGCTCAACATGAGCAGGGCCGGTGGGGTTTTCCTCCTTTCTCCCGCGACCGGCACTTCTCTCTCTGAACCGCTGGCTTCACTCCCATTACCAGCGGCAACTTACGACCTCGATGGTAATCCAATTGGACCCGGCAATTCGAGGCGCAACCCCGGCAACAACCTGAGCCGGGGATTTTTCTTGGAGGAGACATGTCAAGATCCCGAAAGAAACATCCAATCACCGGCATGACTTGTGCCGAGACTGAAAAGCAATTCAAGCAGCAAGAGCATAGCAGGGAACGAGCAGCAGTACGTGATGCCCTGCGAACTGAGAAGGAAGTGCTTCCGCACCCGAAAGAGTTTGGCGATCCGTGGGACGGACCCAAGGATGGGCGTCAGATTAGGCCAGCAGATGATAGGAAAGCGAGACAGAAATGATCACGCAGGAAAGGTTGAAAGAGCTTCTGCATTACGACCCGGAAACTGGGGTCTTTACAAGGCGCAAGAGTTTCGGAGGCATGTTTGCTGGGTCTGTCGTTGGGAGCCCGGACAAGGATGGGTATCTTCAAGCATCGATTGATTACAAAAAGTATAAACTGCATCGACTTGCATGGTTTTACGCAAACGGTGAATTCCCGTTGGCTCAAATAGATCACATAAATCGCGATAAAAGCGATAACAGCTTGAAGAATCTTCGCATCGCCACGAATGCGGAAAATGGGCAAAATCTACCAAAGCGCAAAAGCAACAAAAGCGGAAATACTGGCGTTGGATGGTGCCAACGTGAAGGTAAGTGGCGAGCCCGGATTGGAGTAAACAACAAAGATATTTCTCTTGGCTACTACTCAACGAGTGAAGACGCAATTGCGGCAAGGACGATTGCAAAAGCGAAGTATCACACTTTCCACTCTGAAGATACCAAAAATTAAAAGCAGAAAGGAACCATGAAAAATGATTTTAGAGCCTCGGCTAGACCCGGATGAGATTGAGTATCTGAAGGGGGAGATGAGCAGAATCAAGCCCGGAACAAAACTTGTAGAATTTGGTTCTGGTGGTTCAACCTTAATGTTCCTGCCATATTTTTCTGAGGGAACATTTATTTCGATTGAACACAACCGAGAATGGTTTGATAAAGTCAACGAGGCAATCGAGAAGACAGACATTCCTCCGGCGGCATTAAAGGGCTTCAGCTATTGCTGGCGTCCGCCGACGTACAACAATGGCATGGTTGATCTTCGCTTCTATGGCTATGGTGTGCCGTTCGAAGAGAATCCGTGCTTTGCGGCTGACTATATCAATCCCGAATCTTCCGGCGTAAATATCTTCGACGCCGATATCTTCTTCGTGGATGGTATCTGCCGGGGCGCTGTACTCGCAACGATCTATGCGCGATCTACAAACCCAGACGCGGTAGTCTACGTCCATGACTACTACGGGCCTGAGAACCGTGAGCCGTGGTATAACTGGGCATCCGGCTTGTACAAGCGCCGTGAACGTGTTGGCTCCACATTGGCGAGGTTGCACCTGTGAGCAAAGAATTAGAAATCGTGAGCATCGTTGACAATGACGATGGTACTGCTACAGTGGTTCTTGAGATGGATCTTGATACGCTGAAGGTGTTCGCCAGCATCGGGCTGATGGAGGTCTTCCGGGCAAAGGCAATGGAGGCGAACGGTGGACATTCTGACGCCGAAGGGGCAGATGACGAGGCTTCAGGAGAAGGAAGCGATAACTCTGTTTGAGGAGTCGTTTCCGGGGTATAAGTTTATCGAAACCCCGAAAGATCTCCCAGCAGACATTGACGGCTTGATAACACACAAAGACAAGCTAGTGTCGTGTGTAGAAGTCAAGTGCCGAAACATGACGATGGACATGTTCGTCAATCAGTTCGGCAAGCAATGGCTCATTACCGCAGACAAGATCGACAGGTGCGTGGACGTAAGCAAGAGCCTCGGAATTGACTTCCGGGGCTTTCTCTATCTTGTGCCGGAAAAGACACTGCTGATTGTCCCGATATGGTCATACGAAAAAGGCTATATTTGTCAAATAGATAGGCAGATGACGGAGACACAGGCTACTGTGAATGGCGGCACGGCCTTCAGGGAAAACGCATACATCCATGTCGAGAATGTCACAGCCCTCCGTCAAGTCTAAGCGGTTTAGAAGCAAGAAGCATATGGCCATGGTTCGCAGCCATGGCTGTTGCATTTGTAAGAACCCCGTGTGTGATGCACACCATCTGAGATCTGAAGGCCACTTGGCTTCTGCGGCGCTAAAGAATGGTGATGACTTCACGATCCCGTTGTGCCGCAAGCATCATGATGAGCTTCATGCTTTCGGGGATGAGAAATTATTTTTGGCTTTACACGGACTCGATGCCGTGTTAATTTTGCGCGAAATAAATGGAGGTACTGATGACATTCAAGGTGAAGATCCGGGCGAAAATTGAACACTCAGCCGCAGGGGCGTTCGCCCTTGAGCGCCACGGTGAACAAGATCATGGCTGCCTAAAGATTGGCGATCATCTCCGCGATGTGGTACACAATGTTATGAGAAATTACGATCCTCATATTAATATCAGATGTCCAGAAGAAGTTATTGCTGCTGCTTGGTGCCATGATTTAGTGGAGGACACAGATACAACTCTGGAGGAAATAGCTGAAAGATTTGGAGATAGCGTTGAGGAACTCGTCTCTTTGTTGACTGATAAAGAGGGTCGCAATCGTATGGAGAGGCAACTAAAAACATATCATATGATTAGGCGCGACCCAGACGCGACTTTGATCAAGCTTTGCGACCGTTTTCACAATCATGCTCGATCCATCCAGTACGGTGAAAAGTATGCTACAATGTATCGGGACGAGTATATTCGCTTCAAGTTTGCTTTGTATCAGCCGGGCCGATTTACCGCGCTGTGGTCCCAGCTTGACGATCAGTACAAGCAGTTGGAGGATCTATTGACATGGTAACACAGCATCGCCTTAAGGAAGTTTTGGATTACAATTTTGATACGGGAGTCTTTACGTGGAAAAAGAAGACTTCTAAGAAGATTGTCGTTGGTCAAGTTGCGGGATGCCTTGATGGTCAAGGGTACATTATGATCAAAGTCGATGGTAAAATTTACAAGGCTCACCGACTTGCGTGGCTTTACGTAAATGGAGCTTTCCCAAGTAGGCAAATTGATCATATTAATAGGGTTAAAGCTGACAATCGAATCTGTAATCTTAGGGAAGCGCTTCCGTGGGAGAACCAGCAAAACCACCCGATGCATTCCAGCAATACAAGTGGAGTTGTCGGTGTTAATTGGAGCAGGCATGCTAAGAAGTGGAGAGCACAAATAAAGCACAATGGCCGAAATCTTCATTTGGGGTACTACGAAAACATGGAAGATGCCATCGTTGCCCGCGCTATGGCAAAGGCGAAGTATCATACATTCCATCCGGAGGATAGCAATGAAAAAGCCGCGTAATTTTCGTGAAGAATATGATGCGTATCACGCCAAACCTGAACAAAAGAAAAGACGTGCCGAGCGTAATGCCGCTCGTCGCAAGGCAATGGCTGATGGCAAGGTGAAGAAGGGCGATGGCAAGGAAGTCGATCACATTGGAGCGCCGCGCACTGGCAGTCTAGATGGCGTGCCAACACAGGTGATCAGCAAGAAGGCCAATCGAGTCAAACAGCCGAAGAGGTCGTGATATGCATATTCCGTGGGGTTCTCCTCGCTTTGATATAAAAGACATGATTGGCAAGACGTTTGTCTCTGTTGCCAATATTGGAGATCAATTCCTTTCTTTTACCGCAGAAAATGGTGATAAGTATGTCTTTTATCATGATCAAGATTGTTGTGAAACTGTCGAAATACAAGACGTAGTTGGCGATCTTGAAGATCTTGTTGGGTCGCCGATACTTGAAGCTGACGAAGCAAGCAACAATGAAGAAGGTGACTGGGACTCAAGAACGTGGACGTTCTATAAGTTTGGAACGATAAAGGGGCATGTCAACATCCGCTGGCTTGGCAGTTCAAACGGATACTACAGTGAGTCAGTCGATCAATGTATCATCAAGGCTGGAGGTGTTGATGACTGAGTGGGCGAAGCAGAACACGCTCCAGTGCGAAGTCGTCAAGGTGGCCATGGCTCAGGACAAAAATGGCCATATCCTGAAATTGTCCATACATCCCAATGACTTACCGAATGATTTAGTCCTTGACCCGCTTGGCACCCGCTATATAATGGTGCTTGCTAGGCTGAACGATCAGGACGAGGTGGTCCAGCCAAAGGAAAAGAGCGAAGGTGATAAGGCGGTGGATATTGCCGGTCTTTTGTGCCGTAATCCTCGGTTCATTGCTTGGCTTTTTAGCCGGGGTTACAGTGGTGGCGACACTCAGGCTGATGCCATTGAAGGAATTCGAGACTATTGTTCCATACAATCCCGCGCCGAGTTGGCGTCCAACAAGGACGCTCGTAGCAAATTCAATGAGTTGAAGGCCGAGTTTGAGGCCGCAGTTAAGAAGGGAGAAGTGCCGAAATGAATTTTGAACGGTTGTTTGAGAAGTACGAGCAGTCTTCGGGGTTTGCAAAACTCTCGGTGACATCTAAACAGAAGTATATCTACATCTCCAAGCGCCTTGTCGAGGATCTGGGCGACATCGATATCACCACGATGCGCCGCTCGACGTTTATTAACCTTCAGTCGAAATACAAAGATCGCCCCGCAATGGCGAACCTGATGACGCGGATTGCGTCCATCGCTTTGTCTTATGCTGTTGATCTGGACATTCTCCCGGCCAACCCTATTGCGGGCATGAAGAACCTGAAGATCGGCTCCTTTCAGCGCTGGGAACCGGACGAGGTTCGCTTCGTGATTGGCTTGGGCGACAGGAGAATCTCTACGGCGGTGGCGCTGGCGTGGTATACAGGGCAGCGTGAGTCCGACATCCTCAATATGCGCTGGCGTGACATCAAGGATGGCTACCTGACGGTGGTGCAGTCCAAGACAGGCAGCGAGTTGAAGATCAAGCTTCACCCGGATCTTGTCTCCCTGCTTGACAGCATTCGCGGTGAAACCATCGAAAGCCATTACATCGTGTCAGGCGACAAGCCTATGAGCGGTGACGCTTTCAGGACTGCCTTCAGGCGCAAACTTGCGCCTCTTGGTTTCCATAAGACGTTCCACGGCATCCGTAAGGGCGTTGCTTCGTCTCTGGCTGAGAATGGTAGCTCGCTAAAAGAGATCGCCGCCATACTTGGACACAAGTCCATTAAAATGGCGGCGTATTACTCGGAGCAAGCCAGCGGAAAAAAGCTGGTCGAAAACGCAGTAAGTAGCATTACCTCCTGCGTTTAACGTCCAAGCTTCTCGTTTATTTCGTCCACCTTTGAGGCGATGGTGATGCGTAGCTGACGCAAATTCTCCATCGCCTCTCTCTTTTCGTCGGCGGTCATGTCAGGATCGCTTTCGATACGGCGCTCCTGAGCATTCATCTTGTTCAGGCCATCGACCATTTTGAAGATGTACTTCCGGTACGTGAGGATGTCCTTATTCTCCTCGACGTAATCCTTCACGGCCTCAACATCACCGATTTGCTTAAGCCTGCTGAACGTCCGGTTTGCCTCGTCGGCAATCTGGAAGAGTTCATAAGCCTGCGTTACCACCTTCGGGTTCTTCTTCTCGGCGTCAATGAAGACGCGGCGCACCACAGGAAGCTTTGTCAGGTCGGTTGGCATGCGCTCAGGACCGATATTAACGCCGTCCATTGCCACACCTACGGCATCCACAATCATCGATCCAATCGGGCCGCTATAGCCCTCAATGATGTTTTCGATGATGATGGGGCTGACGCCTTCAAACTTTCCGCTTGTGAGGTTGTAGCTGACCGGGATCTTGCCGAGAAGCATCGACAGGGTTGATGTGCTTGTATTGTACTGGAGTTCAGGCGACAGTCTGGCCTTGCCCTCTGAGATCAGCGGCAATCCCGTGTAGAAGTCGATGTTCCACCAAGCTTCCGCCAGAGGCAACACTGCCTGCGGCACAAAATTGACGCCGAATGTTGCGCCAAACTGAGTGGTGAACAGGTTGAGGTTTTCCCGTGTTGAGGCATCACCCGACATCGTTTTGTAGAACTGCTGCGGGAATGTGCTGAACAGAAGACCGGCTTCGAACGGTTTCGGGATCGCGAGGAATTCGCCCTTCATTCCGAGGGGCGCAAGTGGGATCAGGAGATTGCCAGTCTTAATGTACTCGTCAAGGTTCTTGTAATCCTCGTCATCCGAGTTGATCATTTCCAGCAGCATCGAAAGCGCTGCCAGCATGCCACCACGGACGAGGAACTTCTTGCCGAGGTTATAGTCCTTCTCACCAAGGGATTGGCCCATAGCCATGCGCTTGCCCGCCCTGATGGCCTGCCAGAGAACGTCGAGGCCCTGCACACGGGCATTCAAGAACGGGATCAGCTTGGTCAGGACGCCCATCACGGCGCTGCCACCGCGACGGCTGAAGTCCATGATCTCGATGGCGCGGAACGCCGCCTCAGCCTCAGACATGCCTTGATTTATGGCTGATTCGTAGATGGCAATACGGGTGGCTGCGTCAGAGGCTTCAGATAGTGCGCCAAGGCGATCCCAGAGGGCGACTGTAGCACCTATGCCAGCATCAAGGTTCGGCACCTTATGCACGTTCTTCGGGGCTGCAATGCGGCTGATCTTATCAGCAAGCTCAGACGGCTGGAGCATCGCAAGGTCATAGGACCCAACAACACCGCGCCCCATGAGGGCTTGGAAGCTGGCTTCCTTCTTGAGAGCCTTCTTAAAACCCCGCATTGTGCCGAGGAAGGGAGTGATGTCTTCGCCGCTGGTGATCCAAGACGAGAGCGTGTCACGCAGAAGGTTGGCCACCATGAAGCCGGGGTCGCGAGTAACCGACTCACGGATCGCCTGAGTCGGAAGCCCAAGCACCTTCATGAAGCCGCCCATGTCGATGCTGTCGCTGGAGCCAAGCGCCGTGACGAGAAGCGGATCCTTTACCGCGAACCGCTTCTGGACGCCGTTCTCCCTGAAGAACATGACCTGCTGGGCTTCTCCGTTCTGCTCGTCCGGATCCTCGCCTGTATTCAGGATGCGGGCCTCACCCATCTGACGGGCAACATTAAAGGACTTCGTCGCGGCAAGGTTCTTCGCGATGGAGTCAACCCAGAACTGAGAGTTATGGATCATCATTGCGACAGGATCGTTCAGGAGATTGCCGTAGGTTGAGCCCTTATAAGGACGGAGCTTGAACTGGCTGGCGGTCTTTGTTGCCATGCCCGGCACCATCGCGGTGTCATAGACTTCATGGTAGAAGCCATAATAGTCCATGTCGCGCGTGAGATTATTAAGCTCTGTCTGCTTGATGACACCAGCCTTGACGGCGGACTCCAGCAGCTTCTTGTTGAAGCGCTGATACATTTTGTAAGCTTCAATGACTTCTGGGTAGTTCTGTTCGGTAAACGGTATAACCTCGCGGATGTAGTTGCTGTCAACCTCATTCGGGGTTGAAAGACCAGCGGCCTTCTTGTTCTTCGCTCGCATTGCTACGGCATAAGATTTGAAGATCTCTCGCTTGTCCTTCTGCTCGTTAGTGCGAGAGTCAACCGGCCCCGGCTCCATGAGAACCTTGACGACATTAAGAAGATTATCCTCGTCCTCCTCTACCTTCATCGATGCAGACTGAATGTCTCCGGGGCGCGAGAAATCGATAGCCAGACGGCCCATGCGGATCATCGCTGCGGTAAGCTGCGAAGACCTATTACGCATTGCCAATGCGACGGTGGCGGAATCATCCGCGACCATGCGCTCAAAGTTACCAGTGAGCTTCTGGTTGAGAAGCTTCTCCAAGTACGTAACGGCTGCATTCTTATCGACAAGCGCAGCCCTACCAGACAAGCCGATCTGTGTCCACTTGCCTACGTCAATATCACCGAAGTCAGTCCTGAGTGTCTTGACATCAGACTGCGGCTTGAAGAGAAAATCAAAGATCATCCTGCCAAACGGTACATTTTCGTGCTTAGCGAACAACGTGTCGTTCTTTGTTTCGATGTATGTCGGAAGTGGTGCTGCCGCGAACTTCTTGCTTGCAATTGACTCAGTGGTGAACTCATTGAATTGAGACTTCAAGTTCTTCTTTGGGTTGAACACAGCCCAAACATTAGGCCCCCACTGAATCGCATCATACCCACGGAACATTGCAAGCCTTCCAACAGCGGCCTGCTCTTTTTGATATCCGCTAGAGCCACCGAATTTAGGAATATTGTTTGCGTTAATGAAGTCTTCCTGCTTTTCGCGAGTGCTTAAATCAAGAACATTCTTCACGCTCGCGTAAAGTGGGATTACACGAGATTTCGTGTTCACCTTTTCGTATGTCCAGCCGGGGCCTTGCTTCAACCCCATTGCATCATTTTCAAGTGCGTAATCACTTGCCACCTCTGGAGAAGTGGTCACCCAAGTCCCGCGATCACTGTCTTTGAATGATTCAAAGATCGTGTCCTTGGATGTGCCGGTGTAAAGCTTTAGAGGCTTTCCATCACTGTCAACAAGTTTGCTGCCTGAAAACCATTTGCTGAATTCATCAGAATCAATCGGTGCCGCAGAAAACTTTGTATCCTCTATAACCGGAGGTGCTTCAGGAAAAATTTCCCGCCCCTTAACCTCACCGGATTCAATGCTCTTGAACACATCTTCCTGTGCCGAAGATTTGAGAACCCGGAAAATACGACGGAGGAATTCCGTGATGCGATTGAAAGGCCCGCGTGTCTGCGGCGGCGCGGTGCGATTACGCACCCAGTCCTTGTACATCTCCGCAACGGCTTCTTCGACAATGGCGTCTGGATTCGCATACGCAGGGGTAATCGGCTTGCCACCCGGAGCATAAACAGCCTGAGCCTTATCGATATACGTATATTTCTTTCCCGGCACTTTCGTCGTTTCAACGGCGCGAGACAACGCCCTCCACTCTACGGGACGAAGTTGCCGACGAAGAACGTGGATGATTTCATGATTCAAGACATCGAGCAAAGCATTGACATTTGCGTCGATTGTTAGTTTCGGGTCGATAACGCCCTTCGCAAGCTCCACAATAGTGACAACACCGTTCGGTGTGCCGTCTTTGCGAACGTTGCCACGGATGAGGTATCCGGGCGGCGTGTCAAGCATCTCCTTGAGTTCAAGCTTTACTTCAGGCGAAGAAATGCTATCAAGGCGAGATCTGAGTCGATTGTAGACTTCAGTGTCAAATGCTTTCTGCTCCGGCGTGTAATCCCTTGGCTCAACAACCTTCGCAATGACATCACTCGGATTTACGACGCGAGTAGCTTCTGGAAGAAGTCCAGCAGATTTCTGTCCAGCGTCTGTTGTTTCTACCTCTGGCTCTACAGGGATCGGGCCTGTCTTGGAGGCGAGCGGCTCCTCATACGGAGCGGCTTGAGATTCGACAATAGCGCCAATTCCGCCAGCAGCCGGTTCGGTCTGCACTTCTACAGCGCCAATAGGTCCAATCTCTTCAACGGCAATGGGCGCGACATCGGCGATTTCTGCTTCGGCACCAACAGTTTCCCTAGGAGGCAACTGCTCTCCCTGAGAAGCGGGGCCACGAAGTTCATTGTACTGCTCAATGTCCGCAGCAGGCTCAGGGGCTGTCGGTGTGGCTGACGCAGAGCGAACAAACTCGTCCAGCTTTTCCAGCCGGATTGCAATCTTGTTAGCGTCCTTCTTCACTTCATTCTGGTAGAAGTCAGTCGAAAGGCCCCGGAGCTTTGCGTTACGCTCAATTGATACGGGGTCCATCATGAATTCATTGGTGGCAGTCAACTGGTCACGCAAAGCATTGCGCATGTTGACGATGTCATCCATGCTGCCAAATGTTTCCTTACCGATCTTCACGGGGAATACATCTGGACCCTTTACGGGTTCTACAGTGCGGACATCCGCACCTGTTCTGTTCTTGTAAAGCTCAATTGCTTGATCTGCGGACTGGCGATCCGGAAGCCCTTCGATGATGTTGCCAGTCTTCGCTTTGATGGAGAAGACAGGCTGGTTGTCAACTTCCGTTTCGACAACCTCAACGGGGCCTTCGATATTCGCCTGACGCAAACGCTCGGAAGCTTCAGCGACAATGCCGCGCCTCATGTCCGCGAGGTTCTGGCGCTTCTCTGTTTCAAGATCAGATTGGAGTTCGCGATACGGACGAAGCTTACGCCCCGCCGCAATTTGAATAACACCCTCAATGAACGAACCGGCGAATGCACCGCCCGCCGCATTGCTCAGGACATCCTTACCGATCTCAACATCTGGATTGTAAACCCCGTACTCAACGAGATCATTGGCAATGCCGGAAGCAACTTCCTGACCGCCCTCGGCAAGACCAGCCTTTGTGAGGTTAGCAAGCCTGCTCTTAAGGATTTGCTCAACAATCGGAGCCTTTGATGCGGGAACTTTGCTAAGCAACTGCGTGATAGGGCCGAAGAAGCGGCCCAACGGAAGAGCCTCGCTTGCGCCAATGAGACCGCTAAGTTGCTGTGAAGCTAACTGCTGCTCAGGCGAAATTTTCATTCCCTCGCTAAGCTGCTGCTGAATTTGCTGCTCTCGCTGTGAGGCACCAATGGCAACGCCTTGTGCCGCAGCAGTTGTGGTGCCTGCCGCTCTGGCCAAGCTGAGAGCCTTCGCCCCCTTACCGGCAAGCGCAGCCGCCTTAGCTGCGCCAGAGGCGGGAACAAGGAACGAAGCAACGCCACCGAGAATCTCGGCGGCCTGCTGTGCTGTTGTCGGATCTTTAGTAGGGTCTATGCCGAAGTAGTCTTGGAGATATTTACGAGACTCCGCAGAGAATTGGCCAGCAGATGTCTTCTCAACCTGTTCTGCTGGCATGAGCAAAGCAGCAATGCCGCTTGGAATGTCAGTGAGCCCGGTGGCAAAGCCATAAGCGCCACGCCCAAGGAGCGTGGATTCATCTGGACCTTCCGCAGGTGGTTCTGTTGCAGGTGCTGGCGCAGTTGTCGTCTGGGGCTGGTATTTCGCCTTCAGATAAGAGACAATTTCAGCGTCAGTCGCGGTGTCTTTGAATTGAACAAAGCCACCGGCCTGCGGTACGTAAATAGAACGGGCCATTGAAACTCGCCATTGTTGATTGGCAATTATATAACTACTTGTTTACGTTAACAAGTCTGCCGTCAGGAGTGAACATCGTGATGGAGGGGTCTGTGCCAGTAGCCTCACCATACTTGAGAAGCGCACCCTGCATCGCCCCTTCGGCACCCATGATCATCTGACGCACTTCTTCAATCTGCTTATCAAGCGCGGCAATATATGGATCGTTAGTCAGGTCGGGGCCGGGTTGACCCGGAAGAGCTTCTGGTAGGCTCTTGATGTATTCAATCTTGCGTCGCTCAAGGTTTGAAAGAAGATCACCAGCCACATCAAAACGGCTTCCGGCTTTTTCTGCATAGAACTTGTAGGCATCACGCTCGCGCTCAGCCCGAGATGCCTCCGCCTGTGCAGCCCTCTGCTGCTCATCAAGACGATACTCAAGCATTCCCTTCTCGATTTCGCTCTGACCCTGACGAGCGGCATCGCGATCAGCAAGTTCATACCTAAGCAGGGCTTCTGCCATAGCCTGCTGGTTTTCGCGTTCGGAAGCTCGTTCTTGCGCGAAACCGCCGCCAAGCGCCGAAAGTGCGTTGATAGCAGCCTGCATATTCGTCTGGTCTGGCTGGACAGCAGCCTGTGCAGCCGCAAACCACTTCTGAGCCTTTTCCCAGCTAGAGATGTCATTATTACCGTAAAGCTCTTCAAGCTTCTGCCTTACGTAAGCGCTGTCTTCCTCGCTATTGCCATAGATGGCCTCAAGGCTCTTACGATACTCGTCAAGAGACACAGCATTCTTATTCTGCGTAGATGTACCCTCTTTGCCAACGTCGGGATTTGGCGGAATGACGGGCGAGGCGGTCTGTGGAGCCCGCTGCATCGTCTGGCGCTCTTCTGTCGTCATGCCATAACGGTATGGCTCGGATGTCTGAGCGCTGACCTCGGCTTCGTCCTTAATCTGCGCCCTTTGTTCAGGGGTTGGATTGATGCCGTACTTGCCAATGTTTTCAAAGAACGGGCCGGTGTTTTCGCCAACATAATCAATGACGCGAGAGATTAGTCCCTGATCAGGCACTTCACCGGCATAATAGTTACCAGCACCAGCGCGACCTCTAAAGGTTGGAGCAACATAGCCCTCAGACGCGAAACGACGGACCATGCCGCCATCACGCATACTCTGCTGGAGCGTATCAATACCACCCTGCTCAGGCGGCATTTCAGGCTGCTGCATCTGTGGCATTTGCTGCTGCATCTGCGGCGGCGGCATTTGCGGCGGCTGTTGTGCCGGAGCCTGAATGTTCTGAGGCACATTCGAAAGCTGCTTTGTCAGGGTGTCAACAACGGACTCCTGCGGGCCACCAGCGAACTGCTCGCGGATGGACTGACGGCGCTGAGCTTCGGCGGCGACAAGAAACGGAGGGATGTCACCAACCGGGTTCTGCATCAACATGCTGAGGCGGTCGTCGGGAAGGCCCTTGAGGAGGTCTTGCTGTTCAATGATGTTCGGCATATTAGCGCTCGTACCTGTCGTAGTATTCGGGTTCCATGTCGGCTAGGCCACCGCCACGATAAACCATGCCACCATCTCGGAACATACTACCAATGCCCTGAGCAAGACCAGCGATAGCGCCAGCGCCGCCTAGGATGTTCTGGAAAGTGCTTGGATCGCTTTCACGAGTGGTAAGGTTCGGCTGATAGCCGCCAGACATGCCTCCCATAATGCCGCTCTGTCGCGCATACACATCGAGCGGGTACATGCGCTGCTGAAGGTTGTAGTCCTGAAGGTACTGGCCACCCTGCTGGAGCGCATTCAGATCTGTGATCCGCATGTTCTTGCGCTGCTCCGCAAGAAGCGCCTGCTGACGGACGGCTTCCTGCTGGCCCTGAAGGCCCGCAAGCTCCGCTTCCTTCGCCGCAGCGATCTGCCCGGCGGTCTGCTGGCGAGCAGCCATGACGCCCTCAAGACCAGCCAACTGAGTCTGCTTGCCAAACTGGCGAGAGGCTTCCTCAAGCTGTTCGGCGCTCATGTTGTCGGCGCGTTCTTTGCCATACAGATTGACGGCAGATTCATATGCCGACTGAAGGTTCTGGGCATTCATATCGGCCATCTGCTCAAGGTAGTTGCGGCGAGCAACCTCTTCTTGAATGGCAGCGCCAGAGCCGCCAAAGGCACCAGCGCGTACGGCCTGTGCCTCACGCTCACCACGAGCCTCGTCATAGCCTTTCTTTAGACGAGCAGCAGCCCGCTGAGAAACAAGCTCCTCGTAAGGGCTCATACGCTCCTGAATATTCGGGGTCGTGTAGTCAGAACGAGAATACTGAGCCGGATCATACTGACCGGCAGTGCCATACATGCGCTCGATATCACCAAACTTGGTTTTCTGATATCTCCCGGCGTCGGCATATTCCTTATAAAGCTGGCCAGCCCTGTTCAAAGCCTGCTTTTGTTCCGGGGTTCCGTATTTCTTAAGCCCCGGAATGCCGCTCAGGTACTGCTTTGTGTATGTTGCGAGGTCGGGGTAACCAGCGGCGATAGCCTGCTGCCCAGCCTTTAGTGTTCCGCCAAGTGTCTGATTAACAAACTTGTTAATGGACTGGCCTGATTTAGTTTTCTCTACCATATCTTACACCGGGAGGAATTCGCTGGGGTTGATCGGTTCGGAGCCCATAATGCGCTCGGAACCTTCTTCACGGAGGCGGGCAACCATTGCATCGAGCACCTTGGCACCGGCTTCTGTCGAGCCATCGCCAAGTGTTGCAACGGCCCACGCCGGGATTACATATTCGCCACTGGCGATTCGGACATCTTCTCGACCGTCGATTGAACCCGGCACAAGATCTGCAACTCCGCTACCGGGGCCGCTCACAACGCCGCCATCTGCATAGGCCCGCATTAGCTCTGCGGTGGCGTCTGGGCCGAAAGTCTCGTCATAGGCTGCTAGGGCTTCGCGGGGACTAGGATGCTGGCCACGGAGCGCCGCAATACCGCTGGAAACGATGCCGCCCTTGTCGAGAGTCTGCTGTACGACACCACCAGCAGCCATCGCCTGACCGGCCTGCGGCCTCTGGTATGGCTGAAGCGGGGCAAGAGACTTGCCGCCTGTGCCGGTGGTTGAATTCATGCTGCTGCTCTGCTGCCCCGGCTGGTTGCCACCAAAGCCACCCATCTGGGGCGGAGGCGACCACTGAGACGGCTGGTTTTGAAGCCCGCCGATACCATCATTATAGTCGAAAGTCTGCTGATCCATAAGGTCTTGCGGGTTGTTGTATTGCGCAAGGCCGTAGTTCTGGGGGATGTTGTTAAAGTACATTTTAGCTCACAATCTTTAAGATTCCGCCATCGGACCAAACGCTACCGGAGGGCAATCCTGCTGAAGATGTCGGCACATTCACAATTGTTAACCCCGAAATCGGATATGCCGCCGTTTCGGTGGTGAGGTCTGATCCCACTGTAAGCGGGCGGACGGAATTGAAATTCCGGATAACAAGCTCCAACTGCTTGATCAGGCGGCTCATGTACTGCCGGTCATATTCGTCTGGAGGTAAGGGAAGTGCAGTGTTCGTCGTCATCTACGGCCATCCTGACGCATATCAAGCCTCGGCGTTCCCAGTCGCCATGCCACACCAGTCTCGTCGCTCTCAACGCGCAGCGCCACAGAACGGGCGCGTAGTCGTGTGAAGACTTGGTTGGTGAAGCGATTAACGGTAAGTGTTGCAGAGTTACTGCGCTGGACATCACGTTCATCACCGGCACCAATCTCTGCGCCGGGATAGTCCTGCGGCTTGATCGTGAACTTCACGATAGGCTGGTTGCCGTTGTTGGTTGTTGAGTTGCGGAATGTAAGGTCGGGGATCACACGATTGACAAACATGAAGTTGTTGCCATCTTGGATCTCAACCGGACTAGACTGGATGTATGCATTGACGGGGCTTGGAGGATTTGTTGAGCCATCATCAAAACCGAATTCCTGATTATACAGGTAGCCATCCGTGCTCACGGAGCGCGGATATGTATGACTACGACGGTCAATCCACGCTGTCCTAGCCATTGTGCCGTAATACCAAGCATTTTCGACGTAGTTGAACACAACATAGCGATCAACTTCACGAGCGCCCGGCGATCCACCCTGACTTTCAGACGGGTAGAACCAAATGATCTCATTGTTTCCGGAATCGCTTGAGCAATAAACCTTGTTGCCGTCTTCACGGCTCAGATCGAGGAACACATAGTCTCTTACAGTACACGGCAGAACTTGGATCTTACCGTCATACATGAAGAAGTTATTTGATCCCATCCAATATGCAACGGAGCCGCTGACGATCTTCGAATTGGGGCCAATGATGTCAAAGTTTGCGCCAATAAGATTAAAGCCATACCCATACGGCGAGCCGGTGTAGACCATTGAGAATAGCGAAGAGTCCGTCCAGATGAGGATTTCTTCGCGGTTCTGGACTGCGGTGACAATATAAGACCCCGAAGACAGCCTCGTTTCACCAGATGTCGTTGTCGTGTCTGATGCATCCCAGTTCGTCGGATCTGACGAATCAGACCACCGCACAATCATTGGATCTTGAGGCTGCGTTGTGTCGAACGGATTGCAGCCAAACGCAATGATCTGACGGTTCTGGTCGGACACCATGATTTCTTTAGCAACATACGGCAGATACTGCTTGGCATAAGCAGATCCAAGTTCGCTAAAGCTGATTGCGGGGCCGTCAAGATCGTTGACATCCCAGTAGATAAGAGATGATGTGTATGTGTAAGAGTCCGTGCCGCCAGTCGCATTTGATGTTGCGGCGTTTGCAACAACGAATGAGAATGCGTTGGCATTGATTACAGATATTTCGTGCGTTCCATTAAGCTGACCGACCGGCACACCACCAATGTCGCCACCAACATCGCTGATGATGATTGCAGTTCCGTTTGAGTACCCATGATTGACTTGCGTGACAGTCACCACATTGCTGGTATTAGACGTTGAAATCGGGTTTGTGCCGAGCTTGTAACTGTTCATTACATCTCGCGGACACGCAACCATGTCTTCGCCGTAGTTGTCAACGCTCCACAGGCCATCGCTGTATGTGATCGTTGCCATGCCATTAGTGGTCGGGCCATAGCCCCAGCCATACTGGCCAGAAATGCCGCCCCATGGACCAGAGCCCCAACCAGTATAGGCTACAGTTCCGCTTGCTCCGGGGTGAAACTGATACTTTACAGACACAGAAGATCCGCCGCCAGACCCTGTTGCATTAGCCGTGCCGGTCGTAACAACGCTGTAGGCGTTTGCATTGGCAACAGCCGTGACGACAAACTCTTTGTTTATCTCTGTAGAGAGGATCCCGTTTACATTCGAAGACCCCGAAACAGTGATATAGTCACCAACCACAGCGCCGTGATTTACATCTGTGATCGTGATTTCACTTGAGGTATTCGCTGTTGCAATTGGATCTGTACCAAGCGTGACGGAACGGCGAAGCGGGGTGATGTCGATAATGCTGGCGGAGTTATCAACGTAGAACTTCACGTTCGTCGGGATTGCCAGATACTTGTTGCCGACAATGTCGGACCAGTCATACATCTTCCGGCACTTTCCAATAAGCGCCGTTTGATTTGCATAAACCTTCGTCCAGCCGCCAATCTTCTCTGGCATGCCATTTCGAAAACGTACATAATCGGAATCAAACCAACCACCAGTATTGGTGTAATTGGTCCCATCCCGATTGATGCCGGGTCTGAATGAAAGCTTAGTGAGCATTTAATGCTCCGTCAGGAAAGGTTCTTCAGCTTGTACAGTGTCGTAAGGTACAGGCCAACAATCTCATCGATGATGTTTTCGAGAGCGGGAACGCCGTGAGCGATCTTGGTGCGATTCTTTGAAATCCAATTAGCATCGTCTGTCAGGTTTTTGACGATCTCGACGGACTCATCCTTGCACGCAAGGTTTACGTGGCCAATAATCGACTTCGAACCCTGACAGGCTTCGACAAGCTTATCCAAAAGATCAATAAGGCTGTCGTAGAAATCACCAAGCGCCTGATGCTCAGCGTATGATTTAGTCTTCCAGTGTGCAAGATGCGCCTGATTGCGCGTCTTGAAACACATTGCGATCATGTCTTCAATCACGGCTCACCTCGTTCATCGCACCACGCATCGACCTGAGCCTCAACAACCTCATTTGGGATCGGAGGTGTTGTCGGGTGTAGCGCATTGATGCCCAACTGGCGCTCCTTTAGTGTAGCACGAGTAAGCTGAACAACGGAGTCGGGGAGGTAGAACTCACGAACATCGTCATTCTGAGTTGTGCCGACAAGTGTGAAATTGTCAACATTATAGAAGTAGCCGCCGTCCAAAACCCAGTCCGGGGCATACATACCACCCGGACCCATATGGAGCTTATATTCGATGATCATTTGTTTACGTTCCTCATCATGTAGTCGCTGTTCGTGAAATCAGCCTTGCCGAATAGGCGCATTGAAGCCTCATCGGCGCAGTGCTTGTACTTGTCAGCCATGGCGTCAAGGAAGTCCTCCATATTGGAGGCCGTTATCATTTCGCCGTTCTTGATCGCATCGTTGACGGCGGCAATGTACTGCGTCACCTCAGCAAGCGCTAATTGTACGTGGACGCCGTACTGCTGGAGATACTCAATTGTGGCTTCGTGAGCGCGGCCACCCTGAATCAGGTTGCGATAGAGAAGTTCAAAACCCCGACGAACGTGATGGCGCTTCTCTTCGTCTTCAAATGAACGCTCATCCCAGTCATCAATCTGATGAGTTGCCTTGATGCTGTCATAGGCATCAATCAGCGTGGCGATGTCCTTGAGGGAGCCATTGATCTTACCCTCCATAGAATCGAGGCTGATGTTCTTCAGCCTGAGTTCGGCATCCTCCACGGGACCGCGATCCTTCTCGGAAAGCTCGCGTATCTCATTGACAAGCTTGGCGTGTGAAAGCTGGGCTTCTGCCAAAGCCATCTTGCGCCGCTCAACTTCAGCCAGAATCTGACGAAGTAGTCGCATTGGCGACTGACCATTGAGCATGGTCAGCGTCATCATGGAGATGGTTGTCTGCGAGTTATTGCGGTCGAAGATTTTTGTCTTCTCGGCAAGCTCGGGCATGCGCTCAGATACGCGAGCAACAGCGGCGCTATTTATTGAAGAGATCGCCGGGAGAGAAAAGGAGATGGTGGATAGTTGGTTTTTCATTTTTATCCGAAGAAGCCAGAACAGGCGGCCAAGCCTGATCTTGAGGTTGTAAGATTTCCAAAATTTGCTGCGTTTCCTGTTGTCTCTATTGTCACATACGATATGACAATTGTATTAGTTGATTCGTTATTGCCTCCACCAAAAACACCCCTTGATCCGTTTGATGTTGCGGGCAATTGAGATGTTTTTAAAGTCAAGTCTCCAAAGTCAGTAGCGTTTCCTGTCGTGGATATTGTTATGTAATCTATGATATTTGTGTATGTTGTCCCGCTCGGCCCTTGACCACCGGCAAATAAGCCACGCCCACCCCCAGAGCACGACGCCAAATCCCATCTGGCCACGGTAAGATCACCAAAATCTACAGAGTTCCCCGTAGTAGACATTGTAATATACGAAATGATATTTGACTGCACGCCACTCGCTGACCCGCCACCAAAAACACCACGGCTACCATTAGAGCAGGCTGCCATCCTTAGTAGTGGGCTACCAGAATAAAGGTCGCCAAAATCAATTGCGTTTCCGACTGTATTGATTGTAATATAGTCAATTACGTTACTGTTACTTCCACCGCCAAAAACACCACGGCTTCCATTTGAGCACCCAGCAAGTTGTTGTCTTGCAACGGTCAACGAACCAAATGATAGTGCATTTCCGAGTGTTTGAAAAGTTATATAGTCAATTACGCTAAAAACACTGAAGCTTTCGCCACCGCCAAAAACTCCTCGAAAACCGCTTGAACATGCAGCTAAACTATATCTAGCTTGAGTTAAATCTCCAAAGTCAGACGCACCTCCAATGGTAGATATTGTTATGTAATCAATTATGTTGACGGCGGTGTTGGTATATCCTCCACCAAATGTTCCACGATCCACAAACGGAGCCAACGGCCAAATACCATCAAGCACAGCCAAGCCCTGCTCCGGCAATCCCCAGATGCCAGAGGCAGAGTTTTGTGTCGGGAGATTCTCGGGGCCGATAATGCCGCCATTCCATCGTGTCATGATGTGGCTCCAAAATAGCCAGAACAGGAAGAGAGTGAAACGCTATTCCTTGTCAGATCTCCAAAATCTGTAGCATTTCCAGTTGTTGAAATCGTTATGTAGTCAATGATGTTTGTGGCAACGCCAGATGTATTGTAACCACCTCCCCAAACACCTCTTTGCCCATTTGAGCATCCAGAAATAGATCGTCTAGCAACACTAAGGTCGCCAAAATCGACAGCGTTGCCAGTTGTTGCTATTGTTATGTAGTCTATAACATTTGAGGAGTTGCTATTATCAAATCCGCCTCCAAAAACACCTCTTGTCCCATTCGATGATGAGGCAAGCAAATACCGAACAAGGGTCAAATCGCCAAAGTCAACTGCATTCCCGTTGGTGGAAATTGCTACATAATCAATTACATTCACTCTGGTGGCTCCAGCCCCAGTACCGCCTCCGCCAAAAACACCGCGATTTCCACCGGCACAAGATGCTGGACCCTGCCTAGCGATGGTCAGACTTCCAAAAGATTGGGAATTACCAGTTGTCGCTATTGTTATATATTCGATTGTGGCTGAATTTGAACCCGTGCTAGTTGTTGTATTTCCGCCGCCAAATAATCCTGTAGTGCCGTTTGAGCATGCAGCGAGGTCTGTCTTAGCTGTACTCAAGCTACCAAAGCTGGTCGAATTCCCAAGAGAAGATATTGAAACATATTGAATGCTATTAGATATACTTCCAGAGACATTGCCGCCAGCAAAAACCCCCCTTGATAAATTTGAGCAAGCAGCTAGGGATTGGGTATTAGCAGTAAGGTCACCAAAATCAGTAGCATTTCCAGTTGTTGATATTGTTATGTAATCAATAACATTTGAGGCTGCAGATCCTGTATACCCACCTGCAAAAAGACCACGATCCACAGCGACACCACCGGGCCACGCTCCAGAGCCTTGATTGGTGAATTGCTCAGGCAAGCCCCAAGCGCCCGACGCCAATAATGAGCCGGGATTATTCGTGACGCCGATTACTCCGCCGTTCCAGCGAACCATTACGCAATCTCTTCATACGAGCATACAATTTCAAGGTCACCAGCGGCACTCGCAATAGCGCCAATTGACTTGTCCTCTTCGAGGTAGACCATAGAAGTCTTGTCAATCACAACGAGCGTAGAGTCAGCGGGCACCGTGATGGTGTTTGCCAGCTTATACGGCGTACCGCCCAGAGCGGCTGCGCTATAAATCGACACCGTGATGGAAGCGTTGTTTGTGCCGTCCACGTTCGACACAACAAGCGAATTGACCTTCAGCACCTTGCCAGACGAGGCGGCATTGCTAAGGACGCTCGTGGCGTTCGTCGTGGAAAGCGCCACATACGTCGTCTTGCCAGTGATTGTGGTCGGAGAAAGAAGATTAGGCGCAGCCATTTTTAGCTCCCGAAGAGAAGGGCCATAGCAAAGGCAGAGCCGCCGCCAGACCCAGATGATTGAATAAGATTGACATCAGTTCCGTCCACGTAAACAAAGTACGTGGATCCATTCGGCACCGTAACGCCGGTCTGGCCGCTCACCTTGAAGGTTACATCCTTGCCGCCTGTCGTTGAGTTCTTGACGACATAAAGCTTCTCAATCGCCGGGCAGATGACATTACGCGCCGCAGAGATCGTGCCGATGAGATTGATGACCATGTTGCGGGACTGGTCGGCAGCGCCATTGTTGGTGGTCAGCGTCGTGTCGCCAACGTCTGAAACTGTAACGGAGACGTAACCGCCAATTGCCTCCTCAAGCAATGTGCCGAGGTTAGTATTGGTTGTTGCGCCCCATGTACCCTGCTGCTCACCAGTACCGATAAGCTCAAGACGAAGATTAGGAGAGAATGTTGATGCCATTTTTTATGCCGCTATCTGCGTCCAAGTGGTTGTTTGAGAATCATTTATTGAGGTCCAAGTGGGGGATTGTCCATCTATGACCGGAACCCAGTCTGGGTATTGGCCTGTCTCAATTAGGCCCCAAATCAGAACCCCGGCATTCACATACCCGGTGGCCTGAACACCGACAACGTAAACCGACATATCATTGTCGATAACGACAGACCCGACATAGCCAACGGCGTCAGATCCAGAAACATCCACGTTGGCGTCTGCTTTGATTATAGCATCCCCAACCGAAGTTGTGCCAGAGACGCCAGAGACATCAATGACTTGATCTGTTGTTATTGTCGGTGTGCCAGCAGCGCCAATCGCTACTAAGCCAATAACATAGGCATTTGCGTCTGCGTTTACATCAACGACTCCGGCGCTGCCAGTGGCCGTATCACCCGTGACATAAACATAATTTACGCTACGGACATTGACCGTGCCGACCTCACCAGTGGAACTAACGCCATTGATTAGTGGAACTGCATTGATCTTGACGAGCGGAACGCCAACAAGCCCGTCAGCCGCTACACCAAAAACCGACACGGATTGATTGATTTTTACCGCTGGATCTGTAACAGACCCCGTTGCGGAAACCCCAGACACCACGATATTGGCATCTGCAATAACAGTTACCGCCCCGGCAAAACCAATTCCCTGCTCACCCACGACAGAAGTGACGGAGCTTCCTTTCGCGGAAACTGTGCCGACAGACCCCGTTGCGGAGACGCCAGTAACAGAAGCTTTGACGCCCGCCTTAACAGCGACAGCACCAACGCCGCTTGTAGCGCCTGTGTTTAACGCACTTGAATACCCCCAAGGGGCATCGCCCCAGCCAAACGAGCCCCAACCTTGGAATGGGACGATCACTCCGGCCATGGCCTACTCCTTAAGCGATACGGATGATCGCGTCAGTTGCGTTAGCCGTTGGGAAAACAATCACGAAATCGCCATTAGACGATGACTTGTCTGAGCCAAACGCCAGCGTGATGACCGAGGCATTAGAGGAGTTCGCGTTGTAAATAAGAGCGCCGTTTGCCGTGATTGTGGAGCTGGCCCAAGTCACATCCGCAAAATCAACATAAGCCGTTGTGCCGGAAGTTGTAGGAGATACGGAGGTCAACGTCGCACCACCCGCCGTGTAGCCGGTGCCAATAACCTCGTTGCCAGATGCATAAGCGGTTGTGGAAGCGCCAAGAGTTGCGGACGATGTATAGAGCGCAATCTTGAACGTATTGCCGCCGGGGTTGTCAAAATCGTGAAGGCCAGACATAAGCTGGCTCTTGAACGATGTAGTCATGCTTGTAGAAATAGCCATTACAGCCTCCTGATGATGTCGGCCATATCAGTATGGCCCTGTTTTCCTAGCTGCGCTGCCAGCGTAGTTCTGTCTGACATAACAGCCCGTTTCATGTAGTGAATGATCGCGGGGCGGATCTGACTCTTAAAGGCCAGAGCTTGATCGCGAATCGCCGGGTGTGCCTCTGAGGAAATGAACAAGAGTTTATTCAACAGATCCTCAGCGATTTCCTCTACGGTAAAACCCCGCTCATGCGTGGTCCTAACCTCAAATGCTCCTACGGAGCCAAATCCATTACTCATCAGTTCGGTGTGATTCGGGGTTCTGAATTTCTGTATGTGTCGGAACGATTGCGACCTTCACCGATCATCTTCAGCGCCTTTAGCGATTCCTCATACTTACCGGCATAAAGCGAGATAAGATCCTGCTCACCCTTCAGGTAAGTGTATGCCTCAAACAAGCATCCATACAGCAGGGTGTTCTCCGCATTTTCGCTAAGCCATGTGCCGGAAGTCTGATCAACGATTGACGGCGGTTCATAGAAGTAGTGAAGTTCCACTTCGTAATTCGCATCCGGGGGCGGGGCGATAAGGAAGGTGTCGTTGTCAAAGATTGCATAATAACGCGGAACACCCGTCGTTGACGTAGATGGATATGCCTCGCGCAGAAACGCCACCTCTTTAGGGAGCAAATACTCGTAGTTGCCGTTGTTATTAACGGCAATTGAGTATGTAGCGAGGTAATCCGTCGGTGTTGTTAAGTAACGATTATTCTGCGTCAGGTTGCCCGTCACGTTCTTCTTGAGAACGGGGATCTGCACATCATAGTAGATACGCTGCTCAGCCTGCCGAATGATTGTATTCATGTCGGTGGTGGAAATACCATTCGAGTCTACCTGAAGGTAGCCGTGAATGGCGTCTACAAGCTGTGCATAGGTAAAGGACATTAGCCCTGCTTCTCCGAGATCTTAAGGCCCTTGGTGGCAGCACCGCCGCCACGCATCTTCATGGGCTTCTTGAGAACCTTCATGTTGCCGACGTTGACACCACGGCGCATGCCGCCTTCAACAGTGGCGTCAGACGGATCCTTGAGTCGTGCGTTCTGCTTAGCCATTAGCGACCCCGCTGAATTTTTGTCTTCTGGATACGCCCAACGCCACTACCGGCACCAGCCTTCATATCCTTGTGGGAACGAGCAGGCTTGCCGACAATACCGCCGCGAGCCATCTTCTTCGGCTTCTTATCGTAAGTCACAGAGCTACCGCCTGTAACGTCACGAGAATGCGGATCCATGATTTCCTCGATAAGGCGACGAAGACCCTTGCGATCCTTGTCGGTGTAACCCTTGTCTTTGGTTACCTTGCCACCTTCGGCCATCTTCTTATAAGTATACTTCATCTTTACACCATCTTTCCACGGCCCTTGCCGCGCTGCGCTGCGCCGCAACCCCGAACAAGGCCGCCATTCTTCATTGTCTTTCCCTTGGGCGACCACGGGAATTTGCCTTCACTATCTTCCGTCTTCTTCACGGGAGCGATAGCCGGAGTGCGAGACATCTTGCCCTTCATATCGAAGTCAACATCCATGATGCGCGGGCCAGTTGTACGGAGTCGAAGCTTTGCCTTCTCCGCCTTGTCGTCCTTATCGTCCTTGTCGTTCTTGCCCTTTGACTTATTAACATTCGCCTCGCTGAACGGGATGAAATTACCGCTGATCTGAATGCCGGGGTTGCCAGCACTGTCACGGCCAATCATCATACCCGGCATACCAAACCCTTCACGGGGCTTGTTGAGGCCGAAGCCCTTCATCATGCTTTCAAATGGATTCTTGTCGTCCTTAGCCATTTAACGGCCCTTTCCACGGGATGTATTGCGCTTTGCCACACCGCCCTTCGCCATCGTAGCGCCCATGCCCTTGCGAGCAAGGCCACCACCACGATACGCGGTCGCTGATTTCTTTGTTGCCGCCACAGGGCCACCAGCGGCCTTGCGCTTGCCGCCAGCACGGCCAGCGGCAGACTGACCCTTAACGGCGGAGGACTTCGTCCCCATCTTGTTACGAGCGCCAGACTTCTGCTGATTTGTGCCGAGAAGACCAGACACTCGCTTCTGCTCAGACTGCCAATGCTGGCGGAGTTCATTCGGCACAGGGAAACCCTGCCCCTTATAATACTGTACCATCTTCTGAACGTAATTCTTGTCGCCCGGCTGAGTGCCAAACTTCTGGAGATACGCCTTATCTGTGGCCTCGTTGCTACCAATATAGCGCGGGACATAGGGCTGCTGCTGCATCGGCTGCTGCATCGGCTGCTGCTGATACTGCGGCTGAGGCGGCTGGTACTGCTGCTGCGGCTGGTACTGATGCATGGTCTGCATACCATAAGGCTGCATTCCGTACTGCTCGTAGCCGCTATAGTCGCTCATGTCGCCATAGCCACCCATCATGCCCTGATTGTACATGGGATAACGAACCATGTTTTCGGGGTTTGGCTGATTGATCTGCTGTTGATCAACATTGCCATAACCACCACCAATCGGCATTTCCATTGTGCGCGGCTGACCAATGAAGTTTTGCTGCTGGCCCATTGTGTTGCCATACCCGGCACCGCCCGTGAGATCGCCAAGAACATCACCAATAATGCCACCAGCAGGGGCGGCAACCTGACCGGACATAAGTTCGCGCTTCTGGCCACGAAGGTTCTGCACCTTATCCTGAAGCCGATCTACGCGATTCTGAAGCCGGTTGTTCTGGTTGGTCATCTTATTATTGGGCATGCTGCCGGGCTGACCAACAGGCTGGCGCTGAGCGGGGTTCTTGCCGCCAGCGGGAGCCATCTTGTTCTGCTGTTGGCCGGTAAAACCACCAGAGGGCTGGTTCTTTACACCCATCCGCATCTGCATGGCCTGCCCGCCGTCAGCATAGCGATTGCCGAAAGTCTTGCGATTACTCATTAGAGTTCTCCGGAATACGTGATGGGACTTGGGATCCCGTTGAGAATGATGCCGATAACCCCGACCTGTCCGGTGCCGTAAACAGCGGGATTTCCTACGGGGTTCCAGCCCCAAAGTTCACGGCTGACAACCTGTGCTGTATCGGGGCGGGGATTGTAGAGAGCGATTGGGTCGTTAATTGGAACGCGGCCAACAAAATACTGCGGATGATCTTTGTCGAGGCAGTAAGGGCAGTTGCGGATATTTGTGATGCGACCGGCTACAACTTGAGGCTTCAGATCCTTTAAGTCATACCTCTGGTTGCAGGTGTCACAAAACCCGAAGCTCCATTTTCCTTTTGCGTATGGAACCGACATCTAGATTATACCTTAGAAATCGTAACCAACAAACGGCACGAACCTGTCGCTGGAGCGGTCCCGATCTTCATCAGCGGCCAATTGGTATGCCTCATCAGCAAGATCCTTTAGCATTGAAATTCGCTCCTGAGCCTCTGGCTTCTTGAGCGCGATATGATAGGAAAGAGCAGCAACGAGTGCGTTGTAGAACCGAAACGGAACTTCAATTGTCTGGCTAACGGGGTTCGTGGCATCATCCATACGCTTCAGATACCAGTACGCGAGCGTGTAGGTGGCGCTGGAGTCTGGCACCGGCCAGAGCGTGATCTGCGGTGAATTTGTGGCGCGGTTGACGTAGATCTGGTACGGACGCCCGCCCTGATCTTTCGTCGGGATGTTCGCATATGTGGACACCGAAATGCGATTGAGCGAAATGTCTGTCGCAATACCGGCTGTCGTTGTGCGGCACACATGCTCAATGTAGTCCACGGCGTCAGCAGGCAGGCCGTCAGCGGATGTATATGTCTTCTGCCCGGGGACAAGAGTCAATGTGCCGGATTGAACCGTCCACAAATTGAGGCCACGATTCGCCCATTCAGCGAGGATAAAGTTAAGGCTGCGGCGGGCTGTTTTAAGGTCATAACCAGAGCGCAACTCAAGGCCAGCCCTTTCGTAGGCTTCCTCGACCAATTCCCCGATATCGGGGTTCCATGTTGTCGTACCGCTTGTAGCCATTTTCTGTCCTAAATGTGAGCCCCGCTCCAAGAGGCATACCGCCGATTACAGGAGCCGCCTGCCCAAATGCTCACGTTCCCCACTATCTCAGTATTTGCCGCGATTGTTCCGATCTGGATCTTTCGGGCCGAGCTTTTTAGAACCGCGACGGTGAACGGGCTTTGACCGCCCACGGCTCTTCTTGGTGAAAAGGGGAATTGTGTTCCCGATTGCGTCTTTCTTTGCCACGCTTAAACTTCCGCTGAATCACCCCGAAGGGCCAGATATTCCTGATAATCATTATAGTCCGGGTCGCCCGGAGATGGAATGTCGATGCCGCGATCCCAAAGGTCGTACTGGTCCCGCGCTCCAGTCTTGCGGCGTCTTCTGGCCTGAACGCGAGGCTCGGTTTCGTCTTCTGGATAAGTAAACGTGTCGTTGAACGCCATAAACTGGTTACCCTTGTTTCCGGGCTCAACAGACGGAATTCCGCCAGTGAACGTGGTGCCATACCCCGGCGTTGTGGTTTGCCCAGCCATCTCAGCCATCTGCTGCTGACGAAGCGGGTTGGCGCGTTCATAATTGGCAACAGACTCTCCGGGGTCCATGATCTGATTAGACCCATAAGCGATCTCCTCGCCAGCTTCTCCAACGGCACCCGGAAGCATTCCAATGCCCTCGCCAACGAGATTGACACCACGGACAAATGCACGAGCAAGCGGATTTGAGATAGTTGCGCGGCCAATAATTCCAGCAACGCGAGCCTTTTCCGTCTGGTCTGACGTCAATGGATATGGCTCATCAGTTTGGCGAGCAAACCGAAGCTTGTTCATATATTCGCTCTGCACTTCGGGAGGGAGATTAGCGATGTCTTCTGCGGTGTATGGAGTCCCATCGGGCTTTGTTGGATAACCATACTTGCTCTTAATAACGCCAGCCTCAACGCCCGTAGATACATTCGGCTCAAGGCTTGGCATCGTCGGAGTAGATGCAGCAACTTGTGTCTGCGCCGGTCCAAGAGCCTGCTTAAGCGCACCAATACCAGTAGAGAATTGATCCGCCAAGCTGACACCAGACATAGCCTCTGCAACGCCCTTGTTAACCATCGCCTGATATGCGGATTCAGGCATAACTTTCTTGGCGAAAGCAAGGGCGGATTTCTGCGCTTGAGTTGCCTCTGGAATAGAAGGAAGATTTATTCCACCCGCCCCGCTGGAAAGACGCATTAGCGCACTTATCCCAGCCGTAGCAATTGGATCCGATAGCATGCCGGGGTTGTATGATTCTTCGGTGTCCGCCAACTCAATCTCAGCCGTGGCGCTAGGGTTTCGTTCAAGCTCGGCATAATTGATCTTAATTTTTGGAGTTGTCCCAGCCATATGCGACTTAAGGGCAGATTGCATTGTCTTGGGCAGATTAGAAATACTCGCCCCGCCATAAGACGGCCCCCAAACTCGTTGACCTCCTACATCGACATGGATCTTGCCGGGCCTATACCCACCAATCCCAGAGAAGCCAACACCAGACGCCATATTGATAAGGCTGGCAGTCTCTGCTGCGGAAGCACCGGGAATTGCAATGTCGATTGCATTGCCGTGAATGTGCTGAGACTTTTTAGCGCCACCACGTTTTACATTCTCGGATGGGGATCGAACGCCGCTAGTAATTGTTAGCGGACTGCCAAATTCCTCCTGAAGCCTGACGATCTTTGACAAAGCAGTGGGATTTACGCCGCTGAATACGTCTCTTTCCTGCTGGATGAATTTACTCGGGTCATTAAGCGGGTTCATCCGTGGAATCGGCGCTGTTTCTGTACTAGGAGGAGATACGGAAACTGGATCAGCAACGGCAAGTCCGTAACTCTGAGAAGCCATCTGCGACAGCGTGCCAAAAACTTGCCCACCGCCGATCTGCACAGGCTGCTGCTGTGGGCCAATGCTAATCGATCCGATACCGCCACGAGCGGCATCCTGAGACAGTGCTGCATTACGCGCAGCCTCAGTCGCCGCCTTGACCTCCGCAGCCTGCTTTGCAGCCTCGTCAGACGAACGTTCGGCCTCGGCATTTGCATATGCCGCCGCAGCGGCTGCATTCGGAGCGCTGGACGTAGATGAGGTTGTTGTGCCGGTAGAGCCAGTTGAGGCACCCAGAGAGCCACTATCGGAGCTTCCGCCTGTCGTTCCACCCACATTCGTATTGGTGCCAGAGCCCGTCCAGTTGCCGGTGCTATTGGCCGAACCGCCCCAGTCAGGCGGGAACGAAGGAAGCCCCATGGGGCCACGCTCCATATTGTTGCCGTTGATGCGCTTGAGCGCCTCCATCTCCTGCCAGTTCAGATAGGCAAGATACTCCTTCGGACGGCCCTTTCCGGGGTCGTAGGAAAGCGGGGCTGTGACCTTCTTCTTGTCTTTGCTCATTTCATCCTCTTCGGACGGCGAGTACGGCGCGGACGCCGAGCCTCGCTCAATGCGATTGCGACGGCCTGTGACTTTTTTACAACTTTCTGGCCCGATGAAGACCGAAGTGTACCGGCCTTGAATTCATCGTACACCTTCCCTATCTTTAATTCTCTAGAAGAGGGCTTTTTAACCATGACAGATACCATTGAAATTTGGCGTCCAGTGATTGGACATGATGGGTACGAAGTTAGCAACTTGGGACGGGTTGCCGTTATAAAGAACGGGAATAGGGTTCTCAGAAAACCAAACTCTGCGACTCAATACTTGACGGTTTCCTTTAGGAAACGACCCAATGACAAGACGCAAAAAACCCAAGCTATACATTACTTGGTTGCGGAGTCGTTTATCGGACCAAGACCAGATAGTGCTGTTATCCGGCACTTGGATGGGAATAGGTACAACAATGAAGCGAGCAATCTTGCCTACGGAACCCCGAACGAGAATGTCTACGACGACATCAAACACGCAGTAAGAAAGGGCGCAAAAAATGGCCGAGCTGTCCTTGATGAGCGCCATGTTGCCCTTATAAAGCTGCTCCTTGGGGCAGGGTTTGGGACATCCGAGTTGGCCCGTGTTTTGATGGTTAGCATTGGCACCATACATGCGATTAAAACCGGCAAAAATTGGAAGTCTTAGAAGTAACTTGCTTACCCATATTGGAGCGAGAAATAGCCATTCACTTCTTCACAATCATTGAAGCAATTTTTTCAAGACTGCGGCCACCAATATAGCCACCAAGGCAGATAATGACAGCGTCCATGATCCACTTGAGAAGCTCATCGCCAACACGGACGGGCGGTGCGCCAAACCAACCAACCATGATTGGCGTGATCAGACCATAGAATATGACGACGAAAGCAAATGCCACAGCAACCATGGGACGCCAGTTGCGCTGCAACCAGTTCTCACCATTGGCTTCAGCCATGATTACATCAGCCTGCGTCTTCGACACTTCATTAAATGTGCCGAGGATTGTCTTCTCGATGTCGCGGCGAAGCTGAGCCTCGCTGATCTGCTTCTGGTTATAGCCCTTGTAAAGCTCGACAAGACTGCCGACCAATGGACCCATAACAAGCTTTAAGATTGTCGCGATCATCAGACATCCCAATTGCGAGCAGCAAGATAACGCTGGTAAATAATCCAGCCAGCACCGGCCAGAATGATGACCATGAGAAGCATCGAGAAATCAATGCCGACAAGCGTCTCCTTGGCGTTGTTTACCGCATCCTTGGCGGCGGCAGTAACACCAGCAGCAGCAGTCACAGTAGCGGCGATGTTTGTTGTCGAGGTGATCATCGGCTTGCCTTTCGGCACATCAACTTCAGGACGGATCTCGTCCACCTTCGCAACGTCGTCCTTCTGGAACAGCGCGGCCTCAGCAGCACGGCGACGAACAAGACCCGGCAGCACCTTGCCGCCAGCCTTGTTCCACAGTGCAAAAGCCTCAGCAGCTTTGTCGAACTGCTTGGCGTTGCAGAAGCGAGCGACAGAGCTTTTCTTGAAGTTTGCCCCGCCGATATTGTAGCAAAGCGAAACGCAAGCAGCGAACTGATTCGGGGTCAACTGGACCTTAATTGCATCCGAAACAGACTTTTCATACTGAATCAAATCGCGCTTAAGGACAGCCTCGCCCTCTTCGCGAGTGCCAGTCATGCCAGCCTTGACTTCAGGAGCGCCAGCAGCAGAGGTGTGCCCGAAAAAAATCGTCCACACGCCTGCGGGGCATTTATATGCACGACCCCGAAAGCCTTCAAATTCTTTAATAAGCTCGATACCAGCCTTGTTGGTACGCATGAAAAACCTCTTTATTATGCGCCTTCAAGCGCAACAAATTCTTCCAACTCTACGCCGGAAGATTCCAAGAATCCGACCCACTGATCCGCAGTGAGTGTGGTCATTGTTTCTTCGTAGAAGCAGCCATTAGCGTCTACAACGCCGACAATAACGACAACGTCATTGTCCTTCTTTGCGTATGCAACGATAAATGCAGCCGCATCAATTTTCTGCTTACCGGCATTTGTCCGGTTGGTATTAAGAACTGCTTCCATCTTGGCCGTAGCGACGGACTTGGAGCCGTAGCTCTTAATGCCCTTTGATGCGAACGTAGAGACGAACGTATCGATTGTGATGCACTGACCAGCCTTAGCGGGAACAGCAAAGATAAAAAGAGCTACCGAAAAGGTAGCGATTACTTTCCAAATGGCCACGATGCCAATACCTTTGTTACGAACGAAGCGATAACAGCAGACGCACCGCCGACCATCATCAAAACCTTCCAGCCACCGCTTGCTTTATCAAGCGTTGCACGGATAGCCTTTACGTCATCCTTGACCTCAGCTACGTCTTTCTCAAGACGCTCGACCTGCACTTCCATACGGGCAACCGAAATTTCGACTTTGTTGTCCATATCCATCACCTGAACCTTGCCGTCTTTTTGGCGATCTTCTTTGGTTGAGGGACGAACTGTTTGCCAGCTTTTGTCCCGGCACGTTTTGCACGGGTTGTCGCTGCGTATTCAGCCGACGACAGAGATTCGCGGGCCTTCTTGGGGAGATAGCGCTCCCCTGTCTTGCCAGAGGGCTTGCCGCTCTTCGTTCCCCAGTCTTCTTTCGTCCATTTTGTCATGGACTTCTGAGCCTTTGTTTTTGGCCCAGTATATCCGCCGCCACGATCCTTGTAGATCTTGCCAGCTAATTGCATTGAACGGGCAGAGTGTTTTCCGCCCATCTTTGCCTTTGCTTCGGTCTTGGCCTTGGACCACAATGCTTCGTTAGTGCGCCCCATCCTAGCAGTCCCACGCTCGACGCGCTTTACGGAGGCGGCTATTGGGATCCTTAGCAGCCTTTGGCCACATCTTCATCTGACCAGCAGAGCGGGCGCAAAATGAATTCTTGCGCGGACCACCTTCAGGCTGCGGAGGCTTGAGGCCCGGCTTTCCGGGGTTTGCTTTATTGTAAGAGGCGCGACCCTTGGCATTCAAACCGCCCTTCGGATTTTTGCCTTCCTTACGCTGCCAAGCTGGTGTTTTTGCCATTATGCGTCATTCTTCACAAGAATGCCCTCAAGCTGAATAGAGCCCGGAGCGGCGTTTGATTGCTTTAACTGCCACTGAACATCAGTCTTCTCAACATATGCTCGCGGCACAATTCGTGTTGAGGAGTACGCCTGAGTAAAGGGCGCAGACAGGACAATAAGAGGTGTTGTTACGCCATTGACAATCGTCTGCGAATAAACGCGATACGTACAATGCTGTGCGCCATTGTTGGTCGTAAACGCCTGAGAACGAGTCAGAAAGAACGTGTAGCCAGCAGGCACAGTGTAAATAGACGCCTGACTGCGGCCCGTGCCAGCGTTGATCTGCGCGTAGACTGTACCGCTATTCGCCGCCGTCAGCGTCCCAACTGTCGTGCCGGAAACAACCTGCATCGCGTTGATGCGGAAGAAAGAGGACGTACCAGACGTAACAGTGCCGGTTGTTGAATTCGAGAACGTGACCGTTGCGTTCTTGATCTGGTAATTTTCATCAAGCCCGAAAACACGAACCGTACATGTTTCGCTTGAAGAACTAGAAAAAGTCATCGCCAGTGAAGACGACGGGAACACATAATTCGTATCGTTCGACTTTTCCCACACGGCACGAAAATCAGTACCATGGAGGGCATTGTAGCCCTGAACATTCACATTTGAATGCCAAGCAACCTGACCGCGCTCAATCTGAAGCTCAAATGGCTCTGTCTTGCCGTAGCGGGAAATAGAGGCGATCTCAGACATAACGCCTCCTTAGCCGTAGATTACTGTCACGGAGGCCACATTTGTGAGCGCGGCATACACATTCGAAGAGCAAAGGATGCCATCACCGGGGATGACAATGTTGCCGTAGGCATTCGCAGCCGTGGCTACAGAGAGGACCGTTGTGCCGCCTGAGCCGCCATCCTTGATGATGATTGTGCCGGGGCTGGAATTTGCAAGATAATGAAGACCGCGAACGCGAGCGGGGCCACCAACAACCGTATTGCTGGACGTAGCCACATTCGACTTAACGTCACCGAGATAAAGAGCCATTCTGCCCTCCAGATATTAAAAGGCGGGGCCGAAGCCCCACCGATTACGTGGCAGACAGAGCGCCTGCTGTGTCAACGCGCAGCCAAGCTGTGCCGTTGGAGAAGGCAATGATCGGAGCGCCATTGCGGCCATTGCTCACATAGATCATACCGCCAGTGCTGAGAGCAGCATCCGGAACGGTAGCAACGGTGAACGTGTCGGAGACCTTTACGGGGCCGGAGAAGGTGGTATTAGCCATTGTAGTATCCTCGCAGGATGTAGCTTCGGAGTCTCTGCGAGCGTCAGCCGGGACTGTCTCACGAAGCCGGGGAAACCCGGTCGCCACAATTTGTGGGATATCTAGATTTTAGCATAAATGAAAAGCCCGCCGAAGCGGGCTAGATCTGCGTGTTGTGGTCCCAAATTCTGGGTCTGCGGTTGTTTTCTGTGGCTGGTATTGCTCTTAGATTCCACGGCACATGAAGTCCAGAGACTGTCTTTCCAGCGAGAGGCACTATGTGATCCACTTCGTGGCGTATTCCGGTTTCTTGGGTTAAGCGCTCGGCCTCTGAATATATTGCTTTAATTGCGTCAATTTGTTCTTTTGTTAGCCAATTAGGTGTGGCGCTACGCTCTTTGGCTCTACGCTTTGCTTTGTGACTATTCGAAACGGCGCGATTATTTTTTACCCATTCGCGGTCATAACTGCGCTTTTTGTCTTTGTTTTGTGCCGCCCATTCTTTTGTGCGTTTGCGGGATTTTTCTTTATTTTCTTCTCTTTCGAAATATGCCCGAACTTTTTCTTGATTTTGATCTGCCCACTTTGCGGCGCGAGCTATATATTTTGATTTATTTCTTTGGTACTCTTCACGCTTCCATCTTTTCTTGTCTTCATCAGTCGCGGTTCCGGGTGACTTTCTTTTTTGATAAAGCGGATCTCCATGGCGAAGAAGGCGGAGATAATGCTTGTTGCAAAGATCTTTATTCCTTACGCAGCAACCACACCCATCAATTTTGCAAATCTTTTCCATTGCCTATACATAAAACAAAAAGGCCCGGGTCGCAAGACCCGAGCCAATATTTTTTTGTTTGAGAGAATTAAGCGCCCGGGCTGCCCCAGATACCGAGTGGATCACTCACGCCAAACGAATATCGTTCCCTGCTCTTATACCTCACGTTGCCCGTATCAAAATCTCCATCCATAGAAGTAGACAGCGGAGTACGGACGAAGTGCTTCATGCCGTTCGGAACATCCGTGATCAGGTAATACGAATCGGTGTCGGTCAGGTAGTGGTTGACCGAGTAGCCTTCCGGAATCGTACCGTTGTTCTTGATCGCGTTGATGTCGTTGTCGGCGGTCGCTGTGCGGAGTTCAGTCTCCAGCAGGCGAGTAGCAACGAACATCAGGTTCGGCGGAACGATCAGCTTGCGCGGACGGGCCGCGATGAGCAGACCGCGCTCGTCCTTCCAGCCAGCGATCTGAATAACGGCAGCCTCAAGCGAGGTTTCGTTCAGATCAGCCGGTGTTGACTGCGTGTTGCTGTTTGTGCCGCCAGAGACGAGCGGATGGGCTGTGTTAAACAGCGTAACGCCGTCGCCAGACACGAACGAGCCACCAGAGAAGCCGTTGTTCAGCGGATAAGCCGCCTTAACCTGCTTCGTGTAGGCCATCGAGCGAGCGAGGGCCTTGGTGTAACGCGAGGACAGAGAGTCGTACAGGTTATCTTCCATCGCCTCTTCGGTGATGGAGAAGCCCATAGCGATGGTTTCGTGGTTGTAACGAGCCGTCCAAACTTCCTGAGCGTTGTCATACGCAATGGCAGAGCCTTCGGCCTTAACCGGGGCAGTGCCGAAGCCAGACAGCTTCAGTTCTTCTTCAAACGAGCGCTCCGAGGTTTCAGTCTCGTAGATCGCCTCATGCTCATTCTCATATTTCTTGTACTCAAGACCGAACAGGGCGTTCAAACCCGGAAGCAGTTCCTTGAGAAGCTGTGCGCGTGAAATAGCCATTTCTTGTATTCTCCTATTACACGCCGGTCGGGTTCATGTACGAATGACCATAAGTCATCGTAACCGCCACGTTCGCGTCATTCGACACGGCGGCAGGCATGTTCCACTTCACGAGAAGGTCCGTGTAAGCATCACCGACCTGAGAGTCGGGGCCATCCACGAAACCAACGATGCGCAACGGCAGTGTGGCTGTGGTGTTAATAGACGCTGCATCAGCAGACGTCTCAGAGTTACCAGTGGCTGTGTCACCAGCGAAGGTGCTGAAGCCAATGTTGGCACCGAGAGCGGTCTGAGCAACGGCATCGTCAGCCTGAATCTGCATCACCACATCCGGATCATCGACCACATACGCATAAGCGTCAGTGGCGACTGTGCCGGTGGGCCAGTTCTGCCTGAAGAGCTTGTACTTGAGATTCGGGTCCGTGTACGTGCAACCGACGAAAACGCCAACAACGCCTGTAGCGGCCACATTAGATGTGCCGGTATCAGCGATGACAACGCCCGAAGTGTTGATGGACACGGGCTGACCGTAGAAGATGTTGGAGCCATACGCATTGGCAATCTTTACCAGACGGGTCGAACCAGCATAGGGCTGACCGCCGATAAGATTGACAGGGCGCAGACCATACGGGGTAGCCGTAGAAGCCATGTTTTTCTTACCTCATTGTGAGGCGAGGTTAACCCCGCCCCTTGCCAAAAGTTACCCGCGTAGAGATCTCTGGTTTCGACAGAGGCATGCGCGGATCGTTTTCACGCATGAAGTTGTTTTCCACGGAAGTCATCTGGTTCGACGCATGCTGACGATAATATTCGTCGCGTTCTGACATTGTTTCTTCCGGGGCCTTACACAGGAGAAGGCCACCAACTTCAATGTTGTCCTTAAAGTCCGACTTGCGGTCACGAAGGACGGTAATCTCGGGATGTTCCTCAGCCTTCACAGGCTCCCAGCCCTGACGGAACTTCGACGAAACATTCGTGTTATCAGAATTATTCAGCGTCGATGTACGAATCCAGCGATAGCGCCAGCCGTCCGTCTTGTTGGGTTCGGGAAGCACAGTAGGCGGAGCCCAAGACTTCTTGCGCGAAGATGCTTCGCGGGTTTCGCTTTCGCGAGGTGTGCGCTTATCCATTCATGGACCTCAATTTCTCGGCAGCGTACTGCTCGATGGACAATCCGAGGCGCTTAGCGATGGCGACCTCAGAGGCGGACAACTGAACCTTGCGTGGCGGTGTTGTATTTCTTTTTACTGGAGCTACCACGACGCTCTGCTTCTGCTGAGGGGCTTTGTTGTCCTCGAAATCCTCTTCAGAAGCCAAATGCGGATACCGTTTCCGGATCTCGCCATCGAGCTTCTCCCAATACTCATCCGTCTTGGGATCGACCCGATCAAAAACAACCAACCTGTCATGAACGTGCCGGGCGAAGTCAGTCATCTCCCGATCACGGCCAAACCAAGTATTCTTCCGCGCCCACGAAACAGTCTTCGCATCGGGCTTCGGAGGAGGCGTCTGAGGTACGTACTGCGGCTGCTCCGGCTCAGATGGTTCTTCAATCTGTACCGGGCGGAAGTTCTTTACCTTATCCGCCTCAAGTGTGAGACGCGCAATCGACTTGTGCGCCTCAATCTGCTTGTCAACGTCGCCCATTTCGACGGCCTCTTTGAGGAGGCGCTGGGCGACCTGAAGTTCGCTCTGGACCCGAGTCTCCATCTGATCGGCAATAAGAGCCTGACCAGACTGAAGCGCACGGCGAAGCTGGGCGTTTTCCTGATCCCTACGCTTTACGTAGTCCACCAGAGCCTGCTGCTGCCTAGCCAACTCTTCCTTCGCACGGCGCTCCTCATGGAACTCGTACTTGAGCTTGCTAATGCGCTTCTTGACCTTGTCGCTGTACTGGACAACCTCGTCATCCGCAGGGATGTCGGGCTCGCCAGTACGACGGGGCCTATTCTTGTCTTCAGGCGGGGTGTCGTCGATCACCTCGACCTGAAGATCTGTCTCCTTACCGGCACTCTCGTCCGGTTCAGGAGTACCGACAGCCTCGACGGGGCTATCGATCTCAATTTCTGTTTCGTCGCTCATACCCGCTCGATCCCATCAGGGTTTGACAATGTCGCCTCAACAACGTCATCGTTGATCAGGCGAAACTCCTTACCGCCAATCTTGAATCGGGTGCCAGAATAAGCCCGGAACATCACCCAATCCCCTTCTCGGCAATACGGCCCCGCTGGGAAGCGGTCGGGGTCCATATAACAATCAGACCCCATAATGAGGACTTGGCCGATGATACTGGCCGTTTCCTCTTTAGACTTAATAACATCAGGGCGAATGATACCGCCCTTCGTCTTTTCTTCCACCTCGGGAACCGCGATAAGAATCCGGTAACCCTTCGGCGCAGGCAACTTGTCAAGAATGTCTTTCGACAGCTTGCTTTCAGCGTACATGCGTATCCCTACGTGTTTTGCGCCTTGCGGCGAGTTGCGTCTTGTGGACGTAACCTAATGATACAGCACAACAATAACATACCCAAAATCAGTCAGCTTCGCGCTGACGTTCTTCTAGGTCGATGATATCGCGTTCCACCATTGCAAGCCCGGCAACAATGCCAGTCAAGTACTTATAATCGGGGAAATCCTTGGCAGAACCGAGCGCAATGTCGTCCGCCAATTCATTCATTTTATTGCGAATTTTCTTTCGAATAAGTTCAAGCTCAGTCATCAGAACACTTCCCTAGCAAGCGGGCTAGTCTCACCGACCACTTTAGCCGCTTCAAGCGCGATTTTGTCCTGCTTGTATTGGGCGTCTGCTTGCGTTTGAGCGGCCTTAACTTTAACTGCCTCTTCCTTGATACGAAGCTCTTCACGCTGCATCACCGTCAAAGGATCATTATCTTGCTGCTGTTGCTTGGCCATAGCCTGCTCCTGATTGTGCTGCTGGAGAAGACGATCAGCAGCGACGGAGGCCAGCTTGGCGACATCATTCTCGATATCAGGCGGGAGCGGCTGACCCTGCTGCGGCAGGCTGACACCAAGCTTCAACTCAAGCTGACGACGATAAGAGTAAGCGAAGTGTTCGGCAAGATGCTGCTGCATAGCGCCGGAGAATGCCTGCGCGTTAGGATTCTGCGACATGAACTGCTGGTAGACAGGGTCCTGCATGAACGCAGTATGGACCTTAATGTGGGCATCGTGGTCCTGCTCCGGAAACACCGTGATTGGCTTGCCGGTCATGACAGTCATGTTCTCGGTGACCGGATCCATAGAAACCGGCTGCTGCTGCGACTGGATGATCAGATCAACATTCTGAACATTCAGCGCGTGAAGCATCTGGCGATGCAATACTTCCATGTTATACATATTCGGCGGCGCATTCTGAGCAAGCTGCATCGCAGCTTGGTACTGCATGACCTTTTGGGCCATCGTGGCGGCGTTGGGGTCGGAAACAGGGATAATGTCAACCCGATCATCGAAGTCCTCCTGCCTGCTGTGCTGCTGCTGGTCGTCCTCCGCCGTCACGTACTCGTAATCAGGCCCCATGTACTCCTTGATCACATCCGCAATAAGCTGGAACTCACGGCTCAACGAATCGTGAACGCGAGCCTGAACAGCAGACATCACCTTCATCGAACGCTCAAGAAGGGCGAGGGTTGTGCCGACAGGAGCTTCGGGGTTTGCGTCACCAACGTCCATTTCTGCAATGGAGCCAATGCGGCGACCTTCGTCAACGAGATTGCCGAGAAGCTGGTAAAGAACGCTCGACGGCTCCTTGTACGGCAGGAAGGTAATCGAATCGCGGATCGAGCCAGAGGCAACGTCTACGTCTCTGAACTCACCCGGCATGATCGGGTTGTCGTCGCCCTTGATCCGGAGTCCGCGTGCTTTAAGTCCGCCGGGCAAGTTTGAAAGAGTGCCAGCGTCAACGAGCTGACGTAGGATTGAGGTAGCGCTCTTAGCGATGCCCCCAATGAGGTGGATAAGGCCCGTGCCGTAGAAACCAAGGCCCGGCAGATACTGGTAGTGAACAAAATACTGACGCTTCTCAAAATTAGAATCGCCCTCTCGCCAGTTCCGGCGGATAGCCAAAATCTGACGGCTTGACTTCTCAATGGTTACTACATACGGCAACTCAATGCCGTCTTCATTTTCAAACCCCGGAAGATCCAGATCGACGCACATCTCAAGGATGGTGTGCCGGTTGTCATCCGAGAATGAAGGAGTCTCGCCCTTTACCTTGTCGTACTTCTTCTGCAAGGTGGAGTAATCGGGAGACGGGGTTGGAACGTCAATATCCCGATAGAAACCACTCACCTGTAATTTCCGAAGTTCATTCGGGTACATGCGCGTAACGTGGGTGTAACGCGGGCAAGCGGCGAGATCTGTGGTGCCATAAGCGACAACGAAATCCTCGGCAGGCACAAACACGGCTGCGGGGCGATCCGTCATCTGATCGTAGTAAACTTTGCGGAATGCAGACCCGGCAAGCGGAAGCCGGAAAAGAAGCTGCTCTGTCTCGGAACGGTAGTCACGCATCTTCTCCGTGACCACGTAATTCATCTCTTCCTGAACGCGGTGAGCCTGCTTCAGGAGTTCCTCATTGGCCTTGCCGACAATCTTGGTGCGGACGGGGCCGGAAGACGGAAACACCTCCATGATGGTCTGCGCCTGAAAGCGAATGACCGCCTCAGTGAGGACTGGATGGTAAACGCCGCAGGCACCCGGCCACGGCATGGTGCGCTCTTCAATCTTGAGGCCAAGCAAATCAAGCCCCTGAAGATACGCCTTCTCCCAATCCGCACGGGTGTCAACGTCCTCCTCAAACGAAGAAATCAAATCCTCGGCCAGCATCGCGAGTTCACGCTCGTCAATCACCTCAGCAAGGTTAGCGGCATGCTCATCCGGCGGAGCCAGATCTTCGTCGGGGCTTCCAAAATTAACCTCGACACCCCCGTCTTCCATCTCGGTGACGTTCGGCCCAAGCTCATCAGGCACGATTTCGATATCAATCGGCGGGGTTTCGGGGGAAATTGGAATGTTTTGCTCAATCATGGCGTGTCTTTCTCTTTCCACCCATTATATCAATAAAAAGCCTCTTTGCGGAACTTTGGAAGTTCAATTGTGTCATCTTCGTCGGTTGGAATGACAAAACCTCCCTGCCTGAACCGCATAAGGGCCATGGTTACGGCGTCTACGTAGTCGTCGTGGTCGCCAGACGGAAACGCCGCGCATTCCTCAACAACTTCCTCGGCATACGCTTCATCTGGAGCCCACACAACACCAGACGCAAATATGTCCGTAATCGAATTTACACGCACAATTTTGTCGCCCGTGGCGCGAGTCGGCGTGAATTCCTGTACCGGAATGCCAGCATTGCGAAGCTCTGCGATCAGTGGCGCACCGGACGCCTTCTTTTCCACGATAAACATATCGGGCTTCCAATCCTTGTAATACTGGACGGTTGCTGCCTTTAGTTCTGGGAACTCAAGTTTTTCTTTCCAAGCATCCAAGAGGATTAAGTTTGGAATTGGCTTACCGGTTGCATTTGGGTGATTAAAAACCCCGAAACATACACATGCCGAATAGTCAGAGCGCTCTGTTTTAGAGAAGGCGGTGTCCATTGCGATGATTACAGCTTCACAAGGTGGGGCTCTTTCACCCTCCCACACGTTCCACCAATCGCGTTTGATGAGAGCGCCTTCCTCAGAAGTCGGATCCTGCTGGTACTGTGCCGACCACTTGGAGATCGGCAGTTCAGTCTTCAGTTTTTGAAGCTCATCAATCGACCAAAACTCTGGCCACAGAGGCTCTCCAGAAGGCAGAATTGCAGGAAGCTCAATGACTTCCCAATCGCTAGATCCCTCTTTCTTGATGGATGCGTCGATAATCTGCCCCGTCAAATCTCGCTTCGCCCATCGAGTATTGTGACTTACAACACCATTAGCGATGAAGTTTTCAGTTTGATAAACTTCGAGATCGAAAACCTCGGCACGGCCCGCGTCAGTCACGCGAACGATTACATCAGCCTCGAAGTCGTAGGTATTCCGCAGCCCTCTCAAGATTTTCCGGACTCTTGCCGTATCCAATAGAAAGGTTGCAGTCGTTGCACAAGAGGCCGCGAACTCTCCCAGTTTCGTGGCAATGATCGATGCAAAGCTTTCCATTCCAGTGAGCGCGAGCGTTCTTTGAAGAAGGCTCTTCGCCGCAGATGTCACACCTGTTGTTGCGCTCAGCAACCATTTCCTCGTACTGCTGAATGGTGATTCCGTACCGATGCTTGATTCGTCTGGCTCTGTTTTTTTCTGGACTTTGCTTGGGCGGAGTGTACTGCTTTGTGTAGCATGATTTGCAAAATCCCTTGCTTGAGATGGGCTCTCCGCAAGAACACTTTTTCCCCCTCCATTTCCCATGATGCCCGATTGGCAATCTTGGAGCGTCTGGATTTCTTCTGTGGTACGACTCCCTCGCTTGACATGGGCCGCAAAGTCCGGGTTTATTCTGAGACCGAGCGGGCCGTTCGCATCCGTCGTTCCGACAAGCGACATACCCACTGTAAGATCCTTGACTCTCGCCCATTTCCGCACTCCATTGTGTTCAACAAGGAATGGATGTTCCTTGTTTGCCCTGATGATTCGGCCAGATTGTGTTTGTATCTTAACTATATCATCAAAGCCACTTGACTGAAAGTTGGAAACAAAGGACGCCGACATTTGCCCACCCTCATACGTGGCAACAAAATCACCGATCCTAATATCTTTCAGCTTCTTATTAGAGCCGTCCGCCATGAGTACACTTGTATCTCCGGTCATGCACATAACAATGACGATGGCTCCACCGGGCTGTAAACGCTGCCGTGGACCGGACGAATACCACTCATAAACTTTGTCATATACAGAGGCGTCAAACTGACCCATCATAGCCTCTTGTTCGGAGTGTGGATCGTCAATGATCAAAAGATCCGCCCCCTTTCCTGTTACTGAACCCCCAACACCGATTGCGAAGTATTCTCCACCTTTGGTTGTAGACCATCTACCGGCTGCCTTTGAGTCGGAGCGCAAGCCAACGCCCGGGAATACTTTTTGATACTCTTCAGAATCAACAAGATTTCGAACTTTGCGACCAAATCCAACAGCAAGTTCGGCAGTATGAGATGTTTGAATAACTTTTTTCTCTGGATAACGACCAAGGAACCAAGCTGGAAGCAAATAAGACGAACATTCCGACTTACTATGACGTGGAGGCATGTTCACTATTAATCGCTTCAGCTCTCCATTTGCTACACGCTCAAAAGCATCTGCCATTACCTTATGTTGACGGCCCAAAATAAATCCGGGCCACATAAGTTTTATGAAATCCAAGAAATGCTCTTGAGCAGCTTCGCGGGCCTTAGCCTCGTCCAAAGCACGAAGAAGCCGGAGGATCTCCGGCTTCTCTTCTTCTGGTATCTTCTTGATAAGTTCAGCGTAATCCATAACGCCATTATATGGTGCCGAGTGAGGGAATCAAACCCCCGATTGATCATTACAAGTGATCCGTGATTTCACTTCACTAACCCGGCAATTGAACAAGAGCATCAACAGCTTCAATATGTGCGGTCAATGTCTCCTTAACTTGCCTGAATTCCTTCAGAGAATTAGAAATGGTGGAGTGATGTTTCCCAAGAACACGGCCAATCTTCACCGACGAAAGCATTGGAAAATAACACATCATCGCCCAAGGTAAATGATGCTTTGCTGGGCCAATGCCGGGACCGGACGTTCGCTGCTCTATTAGGTCAACAGAGATCCCATAAACATCGGCAATTACCTTCGTCAGATGCTTGGAGAAAGAGCGAAGCTCATCTTCAGTAAGGCGGCAAACTTCTGGAATAGGCTTTTTATTCGCGGCCTTCTCTGCCAGTACCTGCTGAAGACGGGCTTCTCTCTCCATGCGAAGAACTTCAGGATCCTTCTTTTTCGGGGTCCGAAATTTGCGCTGTATCTCCATGATGTCGTAGGCGTCACCAGTGGTGGCTTCTCTAGCGAACACGGTATGCTCCCAGAAAAACTGCCCCTCAAGGGCTTTCGCCATCTCCGCTTCCAAGTCCCGCATTCTGTCTTTCCTCAATCTTTCTCAGCGTGTTAATCAGGTGTCCGACTGAGCCCTGAAAACCGTATGTGCCGAAGTGTGTCGTCAAAGCCCACGGGAACAACCACACATCGCCACCCATTTCACGCCATTTATGGCAGAAATAGTAGTCCTCAGAGAGGTAGCGACCATCAAAAATGCCAGTCCTAAAAAAGGCATGCATTTTCTTCTCGATGCCGTTGAGGATGTCCTTCGAATGATCTGATGTATAGGCATTATCTGGGAACGCCTCGGCCATCTTCTTGAAGACATGTCTCTTGATCAGCATCAGGCCCGTACCAGCCTCAGCGACCCGGACAATCTCCTCCATTTTTGTCTCGGAGTCAAGTGTAGAGAAAACATATTCACCTACAAGCTTTTCCAAGTAAGACGGGGTATCCATGTCGTTCTTGACCGCAGCAATGATCATCGGCCAGTTAACGTGCTTCTTCGGGTACGGGCCGCAGATAATGTCCTTGTCATAGGTCATCATCATGAGGATATCTTCGGGGCGGAACTGAATGTCTGCGTCGATAAAGAGGAGGAAGTCTGCATCGCTCTTCGTCAGGAACTCATGCACAAGACCGTTACGCGCACGATCAATGAGACTCTCGTTCATCATGAAGCAGTGCTGGAAGACAACCCCGTGCTTGTGACATGCGTCCTGAAGCTGCAACATGCTTGAGAAATACATCGTATTGCCGAGTCCGCCATACATCGGCGTGGCAACCATGATGCCCTTGCCCTTGAGCTTCTCAAGGTCAATCTTCAGTTCGCTTTCTTTAATCATTGTTCCCTCGTGAAATCGAGACGCCTGTCCCATAAATTCCGTTGTAGAACATCGGCGAAGGATTCCCTTGGATCTTCCAGCCCCGCTGCTCCATTTCCATCGCCCGCCTCATTGCGTCCGTGATGGTTTTGCCCCACACATACCGCGTCTCAATAACAACAGGGTCAAGCCTTGACCGCGATGTAGTCATAGTCCATCGATCCGTTCTTGTTTTGTACCAAATAAACCAAGCCGTCAGTATAGGCAATCCATGCCGCCTTTGCAGCACGCATCGGCTCCGGCATCGTGTCAGCAAAGCCACCATTCATGAAATGGCGCTCGCGCTCAGCAATAAGCATGCCCCTATAATAGACAGCCTTCTCGCCACGCTTTGCACTTGAGATCCACTTAAGCATCTCGCTAAGACTGGAAATTTTCTTCAATTGAGTGACCTTACATCCATTGATTCAAGAATATCAGCACGAAGCCCCGCAACCATGATCTCAAGGAACTCAAGGGCATGAACGCGGTTTTCAAACTGATGCAAATAGATCCTGTCGCCTTCTGAGGTGATGTAGAGGATCATAGACTCCTCAACCTCGCCATCCTTGATCTGCTCGATAACTTCAGTAGCGTCGAGTTTTTTGGACGATTTTCGCGGCATAAGCACTTTTCTTTCTCTTTGAACCTAATCCTGCGTTATAGAGCAGCGCAGTCCTGTAGACATTACCCTTCGCAGAGCGATGAGCCATGCGGAGGTAAATCATTCCGTACCGAATTCCGACGCGGCAATTATTCAACCCCGAAGGCGATCCGCGATAACCAATACCACGCGCAGTGCGCGGCTTGATCTGCATAACACCACGTTCACCACCACGGCCAACAGCGCTGCACCTGAAATTGCTCTCAGACTTCGCGATAGCCAATGCCAAACCTACCGGCACACCCTGCCGAATAGCCTCAGAGCGAACCATATCCGGTACTGTCTCAGCAAGTGCCGGAGTTGAAATAACCAAAAATCCCGCTGTCAGAATATGTCTCAATCTGTATTCTCCAGAATAGTTAAAACCTCTTTGGACACAGCGGCATTGTGCCGCACGATGTAGCTAAGCATTAGATTTTGCTCCTTAAGCTCAGCCACCTCAGCAGTTAGCTTATCGACCTGAGCCTTGAGAGTCGAAATCACCCCGTTCTCATCTTCTGTTGACTCACGCATCGCGCCGCCCCGCTGTCCAATTCTTTTGCATCCGCACTTCCTTATTTGGAACGCACCAGATCTCGCGGCTCTCGTCCAGAGCAACCACCCAGATAAGGTCGTGTTCTAGGCCATAGTCTATGACCCCGAAGGCCAAACCAGAACCTTTGACGGTGTGCATTGGGATTGGGGGGTCAAGTCTGGTCATGCCTCACCTGCTTGCGGAGGCTCAGGAAGAGGCATCCAATGTGTTGCCCCAGCGGGGGCCTCTACGGTGTACTCGCCGTCAAAACGCCAGCACAACCCCCACAGAGCCGTGCCAACCGCATAGCCAATCTGGACAGAGTCACATCCTAGGTCCGGATGCATAGCAAGTAGAATTCGCGTTCCGTCAAGGGGTGCAGTTGAAATAGGTTGCCAATTAGTCATTCAAAACTCCGTGCGTCTACGCCCGCCTCTTCAAACATTTTGAACGCCGAAACAAATTCCTCTGTCGGCATAGAAGTCTTTCCGGGGCCGAAAATCACTGCCTTAACACCAGCCTGCACCAAACTTCTCGCACAGGCGGCACAAGGGGCATGAGTGACATAAACAGTACAGCCGGAGGTGCGAATGCCTTCCCGCGCCGCGAAAGAGACTAAATTGCTTTCAGCATGTGCCGAGAAAAGATATTTCCGGGGTCGCTCCCGCCTGTCGGGGCTGTCAATCACACCACGGGGCGGCCCATTAAACGCCGTCAGACGGATCTCACCGTCTGGGCCGACCAAAACAGCCCCAACTTGAGTGCTGTCTTTCGATTTTTTTGCCGCCAACTTGGCAAATTCCATGTAATATTCAGACCAGTGCATCAAAGATTTTCCTTGCGCCGGACAACCAAAGCCATACCCAGCACGCTATAACAGGCTTCCAAGTTGTTAATTTCCGGCGAATGATTTTTGCGCCAGCCTTTAAGTGTGTAGCGGCTGATCCCGGCACGATCAGCAAGATCCATGATACCGATACACTGCTCGTTCATCTCTTCAAACAAACGCCGCACCAGAGGGTGTGCCTTGTCAGGGATTGATAGGCGACGAAACATTCTCATTTCGCATTCCAGTAGCGGCACACGAAGCCGCGCTCGGTGATCAGTTCCTTGGGGTAGCCATTTTCCACAAGCCACTCCAATGTGCGGTGCAGGTGTTCTTTCGGGATCATCTTTGGAAAGCCGTAGCGCCAGCCCTCCGGTGGATCAATCATCACGTTGTCGGGGTTCATGTGTCGTCCTTCTGCGGAAGTGGGAGGATGAAGGCAGGATCACTATATGAAACCGCGCGACGATGCGGTTGCCTAAAAACTCGCTCCGCCCCCGGCCACGCATTGATGGCGGCGGCGACGACATCACTCCAACGCGCACCATTGCGCCACCACTCATTGAGGGCGGCCTTCACCACCTCATCCGGTATTTGGTCAGGACGGATCATCAGCAACTCCCATCACAAGGGCGTGAGCCGCACGTTTTACATTCCTCTGGTGAGTAGCAGCACTGGCGATAGGCCACGCCGTCAACGGTGTCTTCACCGCAGTCAGGGCATTTGCCATTCGGCTTTTCTTTCGGTTCCCATTCATATTGTCCCCAGCACATCACAGCCCCTCTCCCTCTTCACAGTCGATGGTGAGTTTCACGCAGGCGATGCGGCGGTTGACTAGTTGATACGCGGCATTGTCTGCATCCGCCTTCTCCTCGTAGGTCACGCTGACATGCGTCGGATAAACATTCACCCACACCTCCCGCTTGATGCGGGGCTTCACTTCAATGAGGTCAGTTTCAGTCCCTATATACCCACCTAGCCGTCCGTCCATGCGCCACACTAAACACTCCCATTGGCCGTCTACACTGACGGCCCCATGCACCGGGTACTCTATACTCCCATCCACCGCATAAATCCGAACCTCGCGGCCATCACGGGTGCGGTAGGTCTTGGTCTTGTCGATCATCACATCAACTCCCTCAACCACTCAGGCGCACCAGCCCTCCAAAGAGCGCGGGCAAGGTGTGCCTCGGCTTCCCTGATTCTAACTTCCTCGCGCCACTCCCGAACCAGAATGTCCTTGACGGCATCGCTCGTCGCCTTCCGGCAGTAGATGTGCTGTGGCCTGTAATCGTAAATGTCGTCCTTCGGCGCACCCTTCATGGCCTTGGCCACCTTCAGGCGGCGTCTTGCAAACTCAACGTCGCTTTGGAGTTCTTTGAGTTTTTCCATTGGCGACATGACAGACGAGATATTCAACGGGGAACCACTCGACAACGTAACACCCTCCGTTTGCGGCAGTGCGTTGACCAGCGGGGCCGACAAAATCCCGCCCAAGAATCCACGACGGATCATCGGAAAACCTCCAGTGTGATCTTGACGCCCACCGCATTCAGCGCGGCGACAATATTGGATAACTTCGGATCGTGCCGTCGCCATTGATAAATTGTGGCGCGATTCAATCCGGCGCGGTGTGCCACCTCTTCGATGGATAAGTCCTGCATGTTCATTTCCCGAAACAGGGTCTGGACGAGCGGCCCTGCGTGGTTGGGAATGGCATAGCGGCCCATCACTTGCCCTCCAGTGGCTTCGCCATACGGTCCTGCGGACCTTCTAGTGCGGCGCGGTTCACATCTGCAACTGCAAACGCAATGCGCTGACGTAGTTCCTCCTCTGGCGTATTCTCATCGACAAACGGCGG